GCTGGCAATCGCTGTTTTCGCCGAAGCAACAGCAATGCTACAATATGCGACAAGCACAGGCCGACAAAGTGAGCTTGATTTAGCAATCACAAACAGGGAAAGCAAGGGACGATGTTTATAGCATGCTTGATAGTTTATCGACGGAGGAATAAATGAAACAAATTGACGTAGAGCTTACAGCACAAGTGATTGACACAATGAGTGAACGTGCACAATATCTCATGCGCGAACTTGATAGCATTGCAGATAAGATGCGCCAAACGAAAGACTTGTCATATGCCAGTGAAGCACAAAACGCAGTAATCAGTTTTATTGTAAATGCCCGTCTTGATTTGCTCGTCACTCGTCCGATTCGTGAACTTATGAGGAAGGGGTAACTATGGCCGACATCTGCATGTGTTCCGGCAAAGGTTGCCCAATGAAAGACAATTGCTATCGTCACACAGCACCAGTTAACGAATATCGGCAAGCGTACTTTGTGATTGTGCCGTACAATCCAGAGAAACAAACTTGTGATTATTTTTTGGGATAATAAAGGGTATGTGAAATGAACAAACCAATCAAGCCTGTATATCAATCCGAACTCTACGCCGTGATTCGCAAGGGAGCAACATGGGTTGTCGTCTTGTGCAGCAACTTTGAACGTGTGCAGTTTTCAGGAACGAAAACGTTTTGTATTGAATGGGCACAGGGGAATTCGTGATGACTAAAGAATATGCATTCTGGCCGTATGATCTTTTCCCGTATGTGCGCGGCGCCGCTGTAAGCGGAAAAGGTAACCTAAATAATGGTGATCCCATCGTATTTGCAGAGGGATTTGGCGCAATGAGGGCATCTCATCTATGCGATTTCTTCGAGGGATTTACACAGTATGACAAGATTAAAATTTTGGAACTAGAATATCAAAGAAAGCAAAGAGAATTGCTTTCCGAATACAAACAGAAGTTGGTCGACACTGCGCCATTTCTCTCTGAATTTCCAGCTTTTAAGGACAAATGATGAACCTAGCATATCAAGCAATGGTATTCGCACGAGAAGTGCATAAAGACCAGCGCAGAAAGTACACCAACGCACCCTATTTCGATCATCTTGCAGAGGTTGCCGGAATTGTGTCTAGCCTGTTGCCAGATATATCGGGCGGACGAAGTGATATCGAATATATCTTAGCAGTGGCATATCTGCATGACTGTGTAGAGGATCAGAATGTCAGCAAGGAGTTTCTGTTACAGAAGTTTGGCCCCATCGTAACGGAAGGTGTCATGCTCCTATCCGACCTAGAAGAAGGTAACAGAGCAACCCGCAAACGCTTGTCACGAGAACGTTTAGCCACTGCGCCGGGATGGGTGCAAACAATCAAATGTGCGGACTTGATTAGCAATACGTCAAGCATTGTGCAGCATGATAAAGATTTTGCTAAAGTGTACTTGCAAGAAAAGCAAATGCTGTTAGGTGTGCTGACAAAAGCCGATCACAGATTGCGTGCAATCGCCTTCCAGCTTGCTAACGATGGATTGATTTCGCTTTCACGTCAGGAATGCTCCTAAAACGCATTTAACGGGCAGCTATGCCACGATCTGTGAAAAGATGTTGCGAACGTTGTACATCGCTCTGCGCAGCGTGTAGCGCCTATAATCGAAAGGACAAACCATGAAACAAATTACTTATCTAGGACAAACCTTTAACGCCCCTGACGAGTCTAAATATGTTGCTGCGGATTCTGATGGGCGAGTATGGGCATATGTGGACATGCCGCGATGGTTTGATGGTTACTATGCCGCCACTACGTTAGGGTTTCTTCTTGGGCATCTTAACTCAGACTCTCTACCTGTTGTAGAGATTTAAAATAACGCTTGCGCAAGCACTCTAAGCGTGCTATTGTGTGCTCCGTAATGACAACGGAGGAACATATGAGCATCATCAAAGCACTGATTAAGTACGTATTCAATGATCCTTGGACGTACAGTATGGATGGCTCCATTCGCGTGCACAAGGACACAGGCAAGACGGAATATCGTAATTGGGACGAATATGGCGCGTGGTATGACACGGAGCCGATGTAAAGGAGGATATGTCATGAGCAAGAAAGTTGAAGCAATTCCGTTTATCACTGAAGATTACCTAGACAGTCTAGAATCTGTAAAGAATTTTCTCCAAGATTTTATTGATGACAGTAATCTGGCAGAAATGAAGGCAGCAATTGATATTGCAGCGCGTGCTAAATGTTTTCGTGAAATGAGAGAGAACAAATGAACATAAATTGGAAATCCCCAGCAATCAGAGAACGATTGCAAGAGGCTATAGCCACAATGACATGGCCTCATTTCCCGCACATCAGTATGATTAGCGAATGGCTAGATACTGACGAGGAAGGCTTACAACAATTCTGTTGCAAACATGCGCGCATCCAATGGACAACAGGGATTGGCACTATCGAAGCGGCCTATCTATTGATTGAAACAGCTTTTGAAAATGGGAATATTGACTCAGAGGGGAATGTGAGATTATGAGCACAACAAAAGTTTACGACAAAGAAAACGTCTATCAATGCTGCGTCGTCAAGCATTCACAAGGGTATGAAGTTGTGTTTCCTCCAGAGGAGACATTAAAAAGTCTGCACAAAAATACGATGTTAGAGGTGACAATATGGCTGGATCAAAATTTTGGTGTATTGGGATGGGTGCTGAAATGAAACTGTTCTTAATCTCACAATCCCACAATAACGGCTATGACACATTCGATAGTGCCGTAGTTGCAGCAAAGGACGAAGACATGGCGAGAAAGATTCTGCCGGGATGGGGAAGGGGTGTAGATTTCACTCCTACGAGCCTAGACGGTGGTACATGGGCCGATCCAGAGCACGTCACAGCGGAATACATTGGTACAGCAAAGCCGGGAACGAAAGCCGGAACAGTGATTTGTGCATCATTTAATGCTGGATGAGGAGGAATGAGCATGTTTCTTATTGTATATCGTGTCAAAGCAACTGGCAGGCTCAAACAAGCTTTTGTTAGTGCGGACACGAATAGGGAGGCAATAGACATTCTCAAGGGTGAATTCATGGCAGATGCGATTCAGATTGAACAGGTTACAAGTGTAAGCAAGGGCAGTGTGATTTATCCTGACGGGAGGTTTTAGGATGAAAATCATCAAGTCACAAGATAAGGTGAAGGGCGCTATTGAATCCTTCCTTGCGAATTATCCGCAGTATAACACTCCGAATGCGCCATTCTACACAAAGGAGCGTTATAACAGAGTGATTGCGCTTGATCCTGACAAAGCTACACCGGAAGACATTAAAAGAGACATTAACTCTTCTTGGGTGATGTCTTTTTGTAGCGAGTGTGGTGGGGAGTTTGATACTGTGATTCAAGTTGGACAAGAGCCGGATTATGATAGCTGTACAGCGTATCTGTGTAAAGACTGTCTGTATAAAGCATTTGATATGGTGGCTAAAGCGGAGTGTGAGAAATGTTAATTGATATTGACCAGTTAATAGAGATTGTACGAGACTCTACACAATGGAGAACTGTACTTGCACCACATCAGAACTGGAGTGATGAATACTCAGAGATTGATATAACGTATGTAGATGCAGACAAGTTGTTAGAAGGGTTGCACAATCTGAAGGATACAAAATAATTTGCTTAACATGCTTGACAAGCCCCTCTTGCGTGGTCTACTATACACACATGGCAGGACAAACAACCACAGGAGAACATCATGTTGAAAGCAAACCCGAAAGCCCCTACCGTCGCACATACACACTACCAGATTGGCACGTATCAAAGCGGGTTCCGTCTGTTCATGTTCACTAAGCCCGGTATCAATCTGTTGGACCAATACATTGCGGCAGTGTGCGAGGATATCGAACCGTTGCGCATGATTGCTGAAAAATTGCAGCTTGAGTATAGCGGCTGGCCGCATGCTAATTGCTAAAGGATTGGTAATGTCTAATCCCAATCGTACGGCTTACATGGCACAAAAGCCTCGTAAACTGGTTGCGACAAACGAACAAATGTTTTCAACCCGCACGGAGGCTAACAGTGAAGCTGAAAAGCGGAAAGCACAAGGGGAGACAAACGTACGTGTAACTGCGCTCACAACAGGGCCACGTACAAAGCCTGTAAGACGCTATATCGTGCGGACATATGTTTCTATAGGGGAGGTGAAATAATGACTAACGAAGCACTCCAAAAGGCACAGAAAGCCATGCAGAGGGCGCTTAAGAAGTATGGTGCCAATTCTCCGCAATTTCAGGCTGCACAGCGTAAGTGGGTGGCGCTGAAGGAAAGAGCTTGACAGCAATCGTCCGTCAGGACAATTCCAGACAAGGGCGCACAAGCGCCTTTTGTTGTGTGTTATGGTTGCACATCTGCTGGATGCAATCAATTGCCTCTCAGGGATGCATTTATGTTGTCTCTTGTATTCGCTTTGCTCTTGCACCAAACAAATTTAATCTTACTCGCATGCGCTCGCGCTTAAAGGCATTGCACCTAACAATCATATGATGTACAATGATCTTATCTATTCGTTCCACTGCGCAGGCGAAGCCGTAGCAGAGGGACAGAGAGTAAGTAAGAATCTTAGTCTTTAAGAACGTTCTTCTATTAAAGTCTATTCTTTTATCTCTTCCTATATATCTATTAGTACGGTCTCACAGAGGCAATTAATTGCATCACTGAGAGGCATATCAACATCTGTGAGATGCATTTGTTGATCTAGAAGATGCATTTCATCCTGTGTATATTGCCTCTCACAGAGGCATTTAAACTTGACAGTATCAGTTGCTCGTGGTACATTATAAGAGTAGCAACCAAAGGAATTATCATGAAACTTGATCTTAACATTGATCTTATCCGATGGATCGATGCTAACAAAGCTGGCATGTCTAGACCGGCATTCATCATCCAAAAGTTAAGAGAACTAATGCAAGACACGAAGCCGAACGGCGATATCCATACGAAAGGACAACAAAATGACGAAGTACATCTCCCCGATGGAGTTAACCACACTCCTAAACAGGTCTAAAGATTCTGTTCTCAATCTCACAGTTTACGAATTCCGTTTTCTGTCGTTCCTACTGGCTCGCGTCAACAAGGATAAGCTATCCACTCACGGATACCTTGCTTGGCCCGGTACAGACCAAATCATAGAATTTACAGGGTTATCCAAGCCAACAATCGAACGCTCGCGCAAGACTCTTGTTAGTGCGGGGTGGATGCAGTACACGCCGGGGCATGGTGCAGGTTCTAGCAATCATTACTATATCAATGCGTCTAAGATCATTAGTGCATACGTGGCATCAGGGTATGATGCACCAGATAAAGAGATTTATGCAACTGTTGTGCAAGAGAAAGCAAAGAAGCAACACAAACGCAACACTGATAATCTTGTGCAGAACAAGAAAGCCAAACAAGAAGAGAAATCACCTGAGCCAGTGCAAGATGAGCCTAAAACCAATCCTGACGGTTCTCCCAAGTGGTTTAAGAACGGGACACGTCGATACACATGGGATGACGTTATGATGCCCCCTAAGCCCGTTAATGCGGCCCCAAGCGCATCGACATATTATGAAGACCTAGAAGCACCGTTCTAGCATACGCCGCCTCCGGGCGGCTTTTCTATTTGTCGCCTAACAAACACAAAAATAAACAAGAATTCAAGCTTGACACTGACAGATAGCACAAGTAACATAAGCACATGTTCAACAAATCACTAACGGAGCCTACCATGTACCAAACCATGCTCAAGAATCAACGTGTAACGTTCGTCTCTGATGTCATCCAAGCTATCAACCATAGCCCGTTCTATCACTGGTATAACGAAAAGAGCAATCGTTATGTAGTTAGCAACAAGGATAACAAAATGACTGTTGCCGCAGGACTCACCAAAGAAGAGGCGGAAGCTTGTGTAATGTTTAAAGCTAATCAGCATATCTACAACCGAGTGCAGAAAGGATAACATCATGTGCAACAAATGCTCTAAGTGTGGGAAAGTGTTGCCAATCTTACGGTATGAGGGATTGTGCGAAGGATTGCCGGAATATGTTGTAAATGGCTATTGAGAATTTTACTTAAAGTGCTTGCATTCTTAAACGAGTGCAGGCATACTAAACACATCTGAACAACACATCTACAGGCTAACATCATGAACATCAAAGACAAAATCATTCGCACTGTGCAAATCGTTGCTAGTGTTGTTGTAGTGGGGATTCCAGCCGATCTTATGATTCGTGGTGTTGATAGCTTCATGGGACAGTTTGTGATTAATGCAATGCTTGGTAAACTCTTCTGAGGAAACATCATGCTCATCACTCGTGCAATCCTCTCTTTCCTCCTTATGGCTGGCTTTGTAGGCTACATCGTCGTAGATCAACAGCAAACACAAGAACGTGTTGCAAAGCGTGAAGCTGAGCATGCTAAATATCGTGCTTATGAATTGTGCAAGATGTATTTCATCAATGCTGAAACGACGAAGCAATATGGCTTGGAAGTGGGGATGGAAGCTAACAAGCATTGTGTGGATAGGCTGAACTAAATTGTGCTTGCAAAGCTTAAGAGTCTTAGATAGAATGTAGGCATTGGATAACAAACACGGAGCAACGAACATGACAATCATCCCTCTCTTCGTCATCTTCCTAATGTGCATCTTCGCAATGTTCCTTGTCATGAGTATTGTAGAAGACATGAAAAAGGATGAGCCTGTAGACATGTCTGTGTTTGAGCAACAAAGCTGGGAAGCTCGGCAGAAACGTTTTCAACAAATGGGGATTTAATCATGAAACGTAAAAACTACATCATCACTAGCAGTGTTGGTCATCGTGTTGTCAAGCATGCTTGGAATAGCTCCATTCGTGAGATTGAGAAGCTTGTACAAGAGATGGCACAACAAGAACATACTACCTATACCCTAACAGGTACAAACAGTGTTAAAGAAGGTTTTAACCATGTGTCAGGCTATCGTGAGTGGCAGAGTAAAGCAACAGGCAAGTATGTGATGTTTGATGTAGAGTTGGAGAAATAAACATGGCTAAGAACGACAGCATTTATACGTTAGAAAGAAAAATAAAACTCTTGACTGGTGCAAGAAAATTTATCAAAAATAAAGAGTGTGACTACATCTGTGTTGCCATTTCTAAAAGTGTAGATTATAGGTGGAATTACTACATAGAGAATCAAATATCTTGGGAGTTGAGAGATTACATTTCAAAAGAACTGAGAAACGATCTGACGCTTAATTGTTGGATGAGTAGACGAAGGAAATACAATAGTTTTAAGCAAACACCAGAATCTATGAGGAAATATCGCCTACAATGGATTGATTGGATGTTGTCATGTCTGCGGGAAGACCTCGCATCTAAGACAACCAGCACTCGAAGCAAAGCTTCTCAGCTGTTATTACAAGAATCTTAAATAGTTTCTTTTCTATCGAAAAGTGCTTGACTTGCTTTGTAGGAGTGCTATACTGTTCTACATGGGCAGCACGAATAACATTGTTAAGGAGAACATCATGGCAACGAACCAGCAACAGGTAGAACAAGCAATCAAAGAGATTCGTGCAACTAAGCGTAAGGTGAATGGTGGTGTTAACAAGAATCTCGTGTTTATGATTCTGAAGCGGTATAAGGCTGCTAACTGGTGGAACACGTACGAGGATAACGAGTTCTCGAAAGCTATTTCCAATGCAGCTTGGGATTTTATTGAGAGTGACGGTAAGTGATGCAATGCAGCGCCCTACGGGGCGCATAAATAGTGCTTGCAAATCTTTGCAAATGCTGTAGAATGTATTTTATTGGATAACACAACAAGGACAACAATCATGAAAATCCCTAAAGCATTTACCAATCATCCCGGTGTAGCAAAAGTTGTAGCAGGAGGAGACCAAGGAAGTGATTCTAAGTATTGGGTGTTCTTCAAGGATGGATATGGATTTTATGAGCATGGTCAACGTGACAATTATTGCTGGGTTTGTGGTGGCTGTGCTGTAGACAGTGTTGCAGAGTTCAAAGAACTAAACATTGAGAAGAAAGCATAACATGAACGCAATCAAAGATTACAAACTTGTGTGGTACAACTTCTCTGGCGATGTCTTCTTCGACATGTACACGGAAGACGAAGCTTACACGCTTTACGACAACAAGAAAGTTACCAGTGTACAAGTTGAATTGATTCCTCCGTACGGTAACACTTGCCTTGTGTGGAATCGTAATTGCAATCGTGAATTTGAGTGCTGGAAATGAAGACAGTAGACGAGATTGTTTCTTGTGTAAAAGTGGGAGAAATGCATAAATTGTCTTTCTCTTGCTTCTACGATGGCACGGTACACCAAGAATATAATGCAATTATTCATAGCATCACAAAGCATAACGAGTATTGCTATCAAGTGTTTTACCAAGTAGGTGAATGGGGAGCATATGGGTTGATTGTTCCTAGATGGTATGACAGAAATAGACAACGAATTGTTGATATTGAAAGCCTAACATGAACTCCGGACTCCGCATTGTCTCCCTCTCCATAGCATCCCTAGCCATGATGTACGCCAGTGTGCAAGCTAGTGAATCCTACGCACAAGAGCATCCTATGATGGGTATGCAACTTAAGATGGAATATTGCATAGACGCTGTAAGGGAAGCTAACAAGCCCATGCAAGACATCGGATGCAAGGTAGGACATGGGTACGGTAAGGAAGGGGTTAAGAGGGACATCATCAGGCAGCTTGTAGAAAGAATTAACAAGAATAAACAAAGCTACGAATATGTGCAGCTTGTCAGCATTGAGGGGTTACGGTTAGTATTCAGGGATGACTCAGTAGGCTCAAAGGGAACCGTTATTGTGTGGCAGAATGCTGATACAGGACGGATGCGTATAAAGATGGAAAGGGAGGAATGAAGCCTGTTGCTTCGCACAGTCTTCCTTTCTCGTTTACACTCGAAAGTGATTATTATGTATATGCTATTTGGTGGACAATGTTATTACGCTAAAGGTGGATTGAATGATTTGTTGTTGTGCACAGAGTCAGCACAAGATGCTATCAGCTACGCTAGGATGCTGGAAGAGACAACAGGACATAAACAAGATGGGATAGAATGGTGGCATGTTGTGTTTGTTGATTCTGCAACACAGACAGCGGTTGTAGTTAAACGTAGTGAATGTACACCACATGGGGAGGAATAATCATGAAAGTTAAAATCGAATTCGATACGGACATCAATAACAGCTTTGATGAGATGGGTATGTATGATCGTGATGTTGTGGCAAATGTTCTAAGGCATCTTGCTAACAAAGTGGAAAGTGGGGTTGTGAACGATTACAACGTGATTGAGAAAGATGATCATTACCCAATCGGTATGTTTTCTCTGCTGAAGAGTAAATAAATTTGCTTGAAGTCTTATCCAACTTTGTTGTCTAAATGTGCTTGACAGGGTGTGTGGACAGTGTAGAATGAACTCATCGAAACAACACACCTAACGGAGAGCATCATGGCAGCAGCTAAAAACACCTACAAAATCATCCTGAGCAATGGCAAGGTTGAGACGACTAAGAGCGTCAAAGAATACACTCATGCTGTCTGCGGTATCTACAAAGAAGAAATGCCGGAACAAGTGTTTGCACTGTGCGGCAGTCTTGAACTGGCAGAAAAGCAACTTGCTAAATGGTCCGGTAGTGCAACCTTCATTGCCGCTAAAAAGGCATACATTGTTGCTGTGGAAAAGGTGTAATCATGAACGCTAACAAACTCCCTAAGACGGTTCAAAAGTACGCCAACAAAATCATGGAATGGGATGATGAAAGATGGGCAGGGAATAGTCTAATCATCACTCTGGAGTATGGCTGGTGCTTTGACGAGAAAGGGCTGCATTGCTTCGGTGTTGACACTGTAGCAGCAGCTAAGAAAGATTTGGCAACAGTGATGCCGTGTGATTGTGAGAGGTGTATTAGCAAGGTAGGTGGATAAACTTTCTTCGAAATGTGCTTGTGTTGCTTCGTACATTGTGTAATAATCCTTACATCGATTGAACAACACAAACAAAGGAGAACATCATGGCAACTATCAAAGCAACCACTAAAGCAGGGCAAACTGTTACGATTCAAGATAGCAAGGTTGCATACACACATGCTTGGTTTGTCACTACAGAGAATGGCACTCGTATTGTGGAGAAAGGCTTTACAGAAAAAGGAGAACAAGCCGCTAAGCGTGCTGGTGCAAGAGCTATGGCAAGTAACAAGGATTGTGGCTTTCGTAACGAGCAAGGCAAGTTTGTTTCTTGGAAAACTCTTGGCCTAGATTATGAAGTTGTAGCGGTTGAAAAATAATGCTTGACGTGCTTAGGTATAGTGCTTATACTGAACACATCTTAAATCATTTAGTAAGGAAAACATCATGCAAACCACTACGATCAAGCTGACATTGAACAACGAAACCCGCGAAGTTGAGGCTTTCGTAGAAGAGTTGCCTTTCTACACCGAAGTGCGTGTAAGTGGTTTGAACATGACGACTACTAAGGGAAATCAACAGCACAAAGGCTGGGCATGTTTCGTACTGAAGAAAGATAGCAATGAATACAGCATCAAGGACGCAATCGATATCCGCTATGTAGGCATGCGCGGTAATGGTCATGCAGCTAAAAGCCTGTTCCGCTATGTGGGGTTCTGAGACAGACAAGGTAGGGAAAGCATCACAGAACGGGCCTCTTCGGAGGCTCTTTTCTTTTGTGCGATAGCTTTTCGTGATGCTGTATAGCTGTGCAATATAGTGGATTTGCAGGTTCATTATAATGGACAGGGTTATTATAACGTGTTGTGAGTAATACGGAAATTACAGAGGAAGTATTCTAAAGATTCTTAAGAAAGTGCTTGCATTGCTTAGAGGGCTTTGCTATAGTTACTACATCGACGCAGCAAACAACCCAAAACGACACTTTCTCAGGAGCAACTATCATGGAACACAAAGTCATCGAGCAAACCATCGGCCAGTTCATCATCCGTGCAGTGTTCGCACCAGAAGAACTCCACGATGGCATCACCGTGTTTGTCAAGCACCCGGAAGGTGACATGGTATGCTGTGATCACTTCGGACATGACATGCATAAAGCTAAGGAGTTCGTAAAGCGCAATAGCAAAGGTAAGATGAAGTTTATTTGGAATGACATGATTGGTAGCTACGAATTGATCGCCAAGTGATACAGAATGGGCCTCTGCGGAGGCTCTTTTCTTTGCTCTAATGAGTGTGTACACACAGGTTGACAAGATGCGTAGATCGGTAATTGGGGACATAGTGCTATGTAGGTCTATTATTTAGACCGTTATTGATTTAGCAAAACTTCATTCCTGTTCGGTAATCGCACAACCTTGGGCATCAACGAGGGGTATATCAAGCTACCTGATATCAGTTTACCTTACATTGATTCATAACCAAATGGTTATCTATTGCAGCATGCCTGCACAACACGGCGTGATAGCGTGACGAGACAGCGCCTACCAGCAGCAGGGCAGCAGCTAACGAGGCGCTAGGGCTGTGAGAGGACAATCAGCGTAGGTAGACGTAGGACGAGCGAATAGAGGGCCGCAGAGGGGCGCTATGAGGCTCAGAGAGGGGATTGTGTGGGTGGAGCTAGGCAGGGATGGGCAAGCGTGCGCTGATGGGAGGGTGCGAGGAGTAGGCTAGAGGAGGGCAAATTGAGGAATGTATATGCCCGTTTAGGTTTGTAGATGACCCGGCTCGGATATTTTGCAGGGCAGAGAGGGGCGTTTTTCCGTGCTGGCTGGCCCTATTAAGCAACGAAACCGCCTCAGCAAATATTTACGACCTACCCCTGCCAAAGTGATCGCACAAGATGCCACTTGCCAAAAAATTTTCATACCAAAAATGCCAAAAAGGAGGTATGCCCGAAAGCACCCTCCTTCTGCACAGATATTTTCTGTAGATATTTCTTTAGAATCAACCCACTAGATGTGTTTCCTAAAGTAAATTTTTAAATTAATTCCACCTAGAAATCACCCTGCAAATGCTTGCTGCACTCCAATCGCCACCTCGTGCAGTAGGAATGTTCAGAGCATTCATTTCTTTAGCGATTTCCCCATACGTCATCCCACAATTCTTCATGCGCTCGATTGGTGGACGCACATGAGCGGCAAACCTGTCAGCTTTCTCTTTGATGACAGCCGTTGCCTTCTCACGGGCTTCATTCAGGTTCGTCCGATTGCCAAGAATGACACCACGAGCCTTAGCAGCAGCCAACCCTGCTTTGGTTCGCATCCCAATCATCTTGCGCTCTTTCTCAGCAAGCCCTGCAAAGATTGTCCCAACAAACTCGTCGTGCTCTTGTCCAAGATCGATTGCAACAACCAGCTTCTTTTTCTGGATCAGTTCACGCGAGATGTCGAAGTCACGGCTGCAACGATCACTCTTCGTCACAACCACTTGAGCCTTCATTTTCTTCGCCATAGTCAGCGCCATAGACATGACAGGGCGATCTTTCAAAGGAGTGCTGCCAGAGATAACCTCGTCCATCACAGTGATGAGATTGTAGTTGTTCCGCTGCGCCCACAGTTCGATTTCTGCACGCTGAGATTCAAGGCCGTTCTTCGACTGACCTTGTTCGCGGGTAGAGACCCGGCACACTCCAATGAAAGACTTTTTCATGATTGCTCCTTGAGACGTTTAGATGAAACACCTGATGGCGTTTAGATTGCTCAATAATAGGTAAATAAAACCAAGTTGTCAACCTATTTTCAGAATATTTTCAATTACATCAACAGACCAGAAGCCATCTAGAGTTTCCATACGAATGTTTTCCATGTTGGTGACTACTTCCTCCATAGTGAGCCCATATTTCAGAAGGTTCTCAATCATAGGCTTTTTGTTTTGAGCAAATCTTTTTCTTCCCTCTTCACTCACCCTAACAACGTCTATTCCTTCGAATTCGCACCGCACACGATTGTTCTCTTGAGCTAGGATAGCAGACATACTGACGTGTAAATGATCTGCTCTCATGCCGTGCTTTGCGGAAATGAATCGTATTGTTTTGTCGGTATTCAACTCGTACACCAAAGCTGCGTACTCTGTTAATCTGTCTACATCTGACACTAACAATACACATCTTTTCTGGTTCTTACAATCTTGGAGTGCTTGCTGTAGAACAGGTCTGCTGTAAGGTTCTAGCGACCCGGCCGCAGTCTCTCTTGCTGCACCTATAACAGATAGTCCGTTCATATCTGCGAATGCGAACATCCTTTCTTCTTGAACTTCAAAGCTCAACTCGTCCTGCCAGTAAGGCGAAACCCTGCTGTACATGATTACATTCTTAATTTTAGATATTTGTTTCTCAAGAGGATGTTCCATATGTTGCTCCTGTTAGTTATGTGTTTGTAGAGTACACATTTTGCTCGCGCATGTCAACCCACAACAACAAAAACCCGGCACAAGGCCGGGCATGAGCAACGCGAATACGTCCCCGCCAACATTCGTCAGCGAGCCTGCGAGCGACACTAAATTGTCACCATCCCTCCAAACACAACAGGAATACACCAACTATCACGCATAAGCTTCTTCACTTTCTCATTGTGCTTGTTCTCAGCAGCGTCTAGTTTCTTCTTGGACAAAGGCTGTTTGTAATCTAGCCCAAAATCCTCGTTAGATTTGTATACCTTTGTCTTATGCTTCACGCTTACAGGTAAGTCGGACATTTTCATTTATCCTCTCCAAAAGCCTCAATACGTTCGCCAAGAATCTCGCTGTATTCGTACATTACATCATACTGCCTGCATAAACGTCTTTTCTCTCTGTCACTCAGTTTTGTGTACATAGGAGATTTGCTGATAAACTCATCAAGCTTACCAATCTTACCATCCAGTTCCAATTTCTCATCCACAACACGTTGTTGGTGTGGCAGCATATCTTCGTATTTCATTCTTCCTCTCCAAGCAGTTCCCTCATCTTAGCCACAAACCTCACACCACGCTCAAGAGCAATCTTGTGTGCAATCTCCTTCTTCAACGCCTTCTGAATTTTGACAAGCTTTTTTAGATCACGCTTGAATAAATTAACGTACACCGAACCCTGATGCCTGTTTTGCTCGGACGACCAATATTCCAAATAACTTTCTGTCTCAGCTATCTGGTTACTCGTGCGATCAATCAAGCTCTGCAATACGGAAATTTCCATACTTCCCCTCAACAATAAATTTCAATAAGAATCACACCAAACATATACCCCATGATAAGGCCTATTGTGTAGATATTCATAAATATTCCTTCCATTCTTCCGGCAAGTGACAGTTTGCAGGAGCATTCTTAAACATGGGTGCAATCTGCCAGTCCTTGTACCCCGCCAGTCCGCAGCCAATTCGAGTCACTTCAAACTCAAGCTCAGGAGAATTCTCAGCGTAGAACAGGAAGTCTTCCACGTACGTCTTGATAGTTTCCAGAGGTAGTGTGCGAATACGTTCATCCTTGGTTGGAATGGCGTAGCTATTGCCTTGTGGCCCTGCACCTTGCCCGTAAATTGCACCATGATTCTGTCGTGCGAACAGAGCAGCACCTTTGCCATGTCGTCCAGCGAGATTACTTCCAAATACAAAAATCATAAGTCCGCCATATCCTCAATAATGCCGATAGCCACGGCGAGCATGATGACGACAAGGATAACACCATAAAACAAGTCTTGCAAGAATGTTTTCATTTCGTAAGCTCCTCAAAACGTTTAAGAAAGTTGATGTAACACGTACGGCTGTCCCAAGCAATAATTTTGTTGGGGAGTGGAACAATATCTTTGTACTTCTCGTCCAGCACAACATCAGGTTGTAGGTCACGCCTTTCTGTAACAAATGCTCGATTGTCTGCATCTTTGATGCACGGATGAAGAGGGTATGCAATGTTGTATTTCTTGAAGATAGTCTTCAACGTACGCTCCTGCAACGCTTTGTAGTCTGGTAGCAATGACTTCAATTGTGGCGGCAAATCTTTCAATACAAACTCGTCTGCATCGTGCATGAGTGCTGCCAATGCAAATTCTTCAGGTACAAGCTTGCTGACGATGACACTGTGCTGCCCTACGAAGTAGCCTCTATCTGATTGTCCTGTGAAACGTGATTCGTGCGACAAGCCAAGCGAGATGTCCTTGATGTTGAAGTCGCTGGTTTCCGGACTGGCGTAGTCGAAAAAGCCGCCCTTGTACATACTGATAGTTGTGTTGTTCACAACCCCCTCCTAAATTTGTTTTGACAGACACATAGTATCTCAACATTCATAACAATGCAAGCGTTTTCTACAAATAAAAATGCCCCGCACTAGGCGAGGCGAAAATATTACATTTGAATGAGTTCTTCTTGCGGAACCGGCTTGGCTTCTACAACCTTTGTGCGAATCTTACGAGGCTTCTTAGCAGGCTTGTTAGCATCAGCAATCGCCTTCATGCGCTTCTCAGTGCGTGCTTCAAAGCGGTCCATCACTTCATCGGCATCCATGTAAAGTTCCAAGCCATCTTCCAGACGGGCAATCTCGTTCGGCGTAAGTAGATCGCTGTACAGGTCACGGATGAGTTTCTTACTAGACGCAGTGATGTGGCTAACTTGCGCATCTACGTTACCACCATGCCCACCAACGCCATATTGCACATTATGGTACATCGTAGTTGCGTACTCATTGACGTACAGGCTGTGTGCAAGTGCCATGATCATCGTACCTGCTGACGAAGTATCAGACTCAACATGCACATGAATAAACGCTTCAGTGTGCTTCATAGAATTGATAAGAGGGATAATCGCATGCAGTGCACCACCAACAGTAGAGAGTCGGATTTGCACAACATCCCCTTCTTGAGCACTGTCGAGTACGTCTACAAGCTGCGAAAATTGAGAGACTTCTCGAAATTCGTCGTCAATTGTAACTCGATGTACTTGATTGATAGGCGCAGAGTAAACCGCAAAAGGCTCCCGCTCTTGCTGGAAAAGCTTAAAAATGTCTTTGTTCATTTGTTTCATACATCCTCCTTAATTATGGTAGTACATTTTTACGAATGCACGGCACAGTCCAGAGCGCACAACATCTTCCGGTGTGAACGTAACAACACCAATGTTCTGTTCCATGCAGTGCAAGTCTTCGTCACTGAGGTAATCTGGCAGCTTATCAAGAGAGTTTTCGATAAGATCAATAGTATCCATCAATCCGCTCTTGCCTTTCAGGTCGTTCTGTTTTTGGTCGCCTGTAAGTACAAGTTGGCATCCGTCTCCAATACGGGTAAGAATGGCTTCAAGCTCATCTTTCGTAAGATTCTGTGATTCCTCAACAATCACAAGAGCGTTTTCAATGCTCATGCCCCGGATGTGCTCCACACTCAGCATTTCCACTTTCTTGCTCGTCAGGCAGTAGCCAAGAAAGCCTTTGCCCATAAATTTGCTAAGATGCTCAAGAGTTTGTTTGAAGAACGGAAGCAGCTTTTCTTCCAGTGTACCGGGCAGCGCACCATTACTCTTGCCAGTGGAGACGTTTGCACGAACGAGAAAAATCTTGTCAATCTTCTTGTTGCGGAGGAGTTCAGAGCCGTGGTAGGCAGCTAGGAAACTTTTCCCTGTCCCGGCTGATCCAATTGCAAACACCACTTGACGACCTTCTTGCAGGAATTGCAGAAGTTGTTTCTGCCGAGGATTAGCAGGTTTAACTGTGAGCTGCTTTTGTTGTGTTGGAATTACAACATCGCCAGCTACGATTTCAACCACAGGGGCTTCGCCTGTCTTCTGCTTACGTGTAAGACGTTTAGCATTGTTGGACATCAATTATCCTCTTGTAAAAAGTTAATGGGAATGCCCAACGATGAAGCTAGACATTCCCATAATTTACACCACACAACCTTATCTGTCAAATAGGCCAAGTAAGCTCTGAAGTAAGTTTTACGTAATCTCCCCAAGCATCTGAAACAACTAGTTTGACAGTTTTACTGTCTTCAGTCACGCAACGAACACTTTTTACGTGGAATACATCTGGAATAGTGTCTTTCCGGTTGTATTCAAGTACAACAGCACCTTTACGAAGCTCCCGCACATCTACATTAGCATTAGCAAACTTAACCTTCATTCTTAGCCTCCGCAGCTTTCTTCTTCTCCAGATTAGCCATACGGGTTTCACGAGCCTTGTTCATGTTCTCAACTTTCTTATCCTTCGTCCAGACGCCTTTGCCCTCTACAGCAGCTTGTACACGCTCTGCTGCAAGGTTGATCGTCTTAGCATTCTTATAGAAATTAACTTCGTATAAGCCCATGATATTAGCAAAAGGATAAGCTTCTTGAGACACCGCCCATCCGTTGTTGACGTGCTTTTCAATCTCAAACACGATTTCCAAGAAGTTTGGAGTGGTGATTTGTTTGTACTCCGTCGTGCCTTGTTGAGTGCTGGTTTCTCGAATGTCAGACATAATCCTTCTCCTTTTTCATCTTACGTTGTTTACGTTTGGTTTCAGCTTTGCGGGCAACACGTTCGTCTTCTAGATAGATGTCTCCGAAGCGGGAGTCTTCAAAGTCGATAAGATTTTGTTCGTGTTGCTCGTATTCGTCAATCATGTGTTCAAACTTAGTCATTTGTTGGTCCTCTTGAACAACTGAGGGTATTTCTCGTTTAGTTCTTCCTTGATAATTTCTAGGTTGTCTTTGTAACTATAGGTATAGCACTCACCATACAGATAAAACCAAGTTACCCAACACTCTGTATAGTCTCCGTCACGGTTACTCCAACCGTGTGAAACCTTTTCAGATCGGAGTTCTACTTTGGTGTCGTATTCTTTTTCAGCTTCGGGGATCAAAGCCACCATCTTTGCGATATCTTCAGCACAGCTTTTAAAATCACTTCGCGCGCCGTAAATCGTCTTACCTCCTATATCTTGAATACGGAACCAACTTGTCCCTGTGGGTGTATATTTAGGATGTGGTTTCATTTGTTTACAAGGGCCATCACAGGTTGTTTGATTTCAAACCAGTCTTCCTCTAGCAATACTCGTTCACGGATTTGCCAGATGGCTTCGGTATGGTCGATTGCGTAGTCTACATCGATACAGACCAGTTTACCGTTGTCACGGAAGTAGCATCTTACGTCTCGTAGCATGTTTTCTCCTTAGATTTGAACTTCCCGAACTTCGTAACGCATCCCTGTGTGCGCAAAACTCTGTTCCATACTGTCGCGTTGTGCAACAGCTTCCACATAGTTGTAGTGAACTTCAGAGCGCCAAGAGTCTTCTTCAAAATGTTCATAGTGCCCACACAGCGCTTTACCGCCTTCTGGTGTGATCGACACAACCAAGTAAATCTTCATAATTTCTCCTTTGTTTGTTTCAGGCAACGTTTGCGCTGATGGGATGAATCTTAACCTGAGGAACCTCGGCTGTCAACAAGAATCTTCAAAATTGACAAGAATCGTACTCGCTGTTACAATTTGCTCAGTTAAGAATATTAAGGAGGTGTTCACTATGGGTGAACTTGTCACAACGAAGGAGCAGCCAGTCTTTAAGAAGGTACACGAGCTAACTAAGTTTCTTAAGGATTTGAAGAAGATTAGCAAAAAAGCTATCGAGACGCTAGAGCGCGGACTTGACAGCGAAGACGAACGTGTGCGAATGATTGCAGCAGAGAAACTTCTTAAGTTTTATACTGATACGGCTAACGAGGTGAATGCAGACGAGTTGAAGCGCCTGCTGCTAGAGGTGAAGCTTAAAGGTCTTACAGGGGCAGGTTCCACTGCTGACGATGACAGTACTCCGGCACTTGACTTCGATAATATCAACCCTGAGTTCGCAAGTGACGTTCCTGTGATCGATATGGGCACAGTGAACAAGATTTGACAAAGTAGTTGACAAGATTGGTAAGATGATTTATAATTTGTTTTGTTGAGTGAGTCGATCTGAAAGTGTGATCCGGTTAGCACTGAAGCGCTTCAACATTGTTATGGAAATCTTGCAGCGGCCTACGACTTAACCGCGTGCGGGTTGATAACGAAAAACAGGTGAACCACTACCTTTAAGTGTGGACTTGAAATTTCTCCTACCAGTATGCCCTTGACTGGACCCAAGACGGGCTGTAGAGGCTTTGTAATAGGCCATCTACAAAGCCATTCTCTGATAGCAACCGTTGCCCCTCCTCCTCGGCCTATTGGATTGAGTGGCTCTGTAGATTAAATTTGCCGTTATAGCTCAGTTGGTAGAGCAGTTGATTTGTAATCATCAGGTCCGGGATTCGAGTTCTCGTGGCGGCACCAGTACAATAGCGGGGTAGTGTAACGGTAGCACGTTAGGCTCATAACCTATCAGTCCAGTTCGACTCTGGCGACCGCAACCAATCATAGCGGGATTAGCTCAATCGGCAGAGCGCTTTCCTTCCAAGTAAGAGGTAGTCGGATCGTAACCGACATCCCGCTCCAGAATCCTACTACCTTGGGATTGTTAGCCTTACGGCTGACGAGGCTTCTACGAGAAGCTAATGAGCACGGCGGAATTCCGTGCCACAAGAACACAAAGGCCACTACGAATAGCGGCCCTCTGAACTTTCCTCATACGGCAGAGGTTTTATCGAACAGCACCCCTTCCAGTGCAAATGTTGAAGGGAACCTAACGAAGCCAAACTCATTAGGCAAGTTCTGCGAATATGATAGCACGGAAAAGTCACAAGGAGAACGTATGTCAGAAGAAAATAAAACTTATCATTGGGACAGCGGCAAGGGAAGTCGTCCACGTTCGTATAGTGTCTCTCAAGAAGAGTTTGGTAAGAATTGGGATGCTATATTTGGTAAGAAGGATAACACTTGTATTAAATGCCCTCGCGATGTAGAGATGAGGTGCAACTACTGTGGGCTGAAACAGTCTGACGGTAGCGTGAATAATCCGGTTGCAGCATTATCGTCGGAAGGTCAATAAGCCATCGTGGGCTGACGCTAATACACGTACTAAATTTGCTCAAGGGACTAGCTCCGACGAGCATATCCGCGAAAGCGGGCACATGGCGAGGGTGGCTGTAGGTCACTGAAGAGGACGGGCAGGTTGGCTGGCGCCGTTCCACCAATACGAGCGTGGATTAGACGAGCGCTCATTAAAGATAGGTCGTCCCGCGTATGCACCCGTCGTGGTCTGCTCGTAAAGAGCGCGTAGCGGCAGTCTAGGCAGCGGCTAGACAATATTCTTAGGAGGCTGCACGGCAGGGATGCTGTGTGGCTTTTTGTTGTTTCAAGTTTTGTGGCGAACGGACTAGCTATCCTTCTGACGCTCTACCGTCAGATAGTCACTCTTATTAACTCGTAGAGGAGATAAAAATGTTTTGTAAAAACGAAGATTTATCTGGTATGAAGTTTGGACGTTGGACCGCTACAACGCTTGCTCAAGCAGGAACAACAAGGTTGTGGAACTGCATTTGCGAATGTGGGACAAAGAGGCCTGTTAACGCCCAGCGTTTGAAGAATGGTACGTCTAAAAGTTGTGGGTGTCTTCAGAAAGAACTAGTTGCTGCTAGGAGCAAGACACACGGGCACTCAAGGAAAGACGGTTATAGTAACTGGATGGAAATGAAAGATCGTTGTTACAACGAAGATAGTCCTTGCTACAAATATTATGGTGCAGTAGGAGTGTACGTCGCAGATGACGTTATGGATTATGAGGATTTCATCAAAGCAATTGGGCCAAAACCGAGTAAAGATCATAGCGTAGGCAGATTAGATAACTCAAAACCTTATTGTGCAGATAACATTCGTTGGGAAACAAAAGCACAACAGGCTCGTAATCGTACGATGATTAGCTCTAATACGTCTGGAATAACAGGCGTCTATCTTGACAAAAATGTTGTCGATGGAGTTGTCTACGGGCGTTGGGTGGCAAAATACACCGACCTTACGGGTAAGCAAGTTAAGAAAAGTTTTAGCGTTCTGAAGTACGGTTACGAGGAAGCTTTCGCTCTAGCTGTGGATTTCCGAAACAATGGGATTCGACTCCTTCAAGAGTTAGGGGCAGATTATGGGGCGAAGCACGGAATGAAGAGGGAGAAAATTGAATAAGAAGAAAGAAAAAATCAAGCTCGGGCCGGATTCGGTCACTCATAAACGCTTCCTAGACTGCACAAGTGACTACGTGATCTTTGGTGGCGGCGCAGGTTGCGGTAAATCCCACCAAGCCCTTCTTAAAGTCCTTAAATATAAGGACGATCCAAATTTCCGTGGAATTTTTATACGTGAAACTTCGGTCCAGCTTTCTCAAGCCGGTGGCCTGTACCAAGAGGCAGAAAAGATGTGGTCACAATTCGGTGCAAAGTTTAAAACGCACCCGACCATGACTGCGACGTTTCCTAGCGGAGCGCAGGTACAGTTTAAAGTCTGCGGGGCGGACCGTGACATCACCAACTTCGACGGTGGTCAGTTTTCTCTGGTTGTATTCGACGAGGCACAAAACCACACGGATGTTCAAATCCGCTATCTAGAGTCTCGTATCCGCTCACAGGCGAAAGGCCCACATCAACTCATATGTACTTGTAATCCCCGCAGGGATAGTCATTTAATGCCTTTTGTCTCGTGGTATTTAGATCAGGAGACAGGTATTCCAATTCCTGAACGATCAGGTGTTGAGCGTTATTATGCATCGTATTGTGGCTCTATGGTTTTTGGAGATACTAAAGAAGAACTCCTTGAAAAATACCCGGGAGTATCTCCGCAGACCTACGTTTTTATCAGTGCCACAATTAAGGACAACCCTAGGATGAAAGTCCTCAACCCCGGCTACGTTGCGCGACTAGAAAACCTTAAACGTGTCGAGAGGGAAAGGCTACTCTTAGGGTCGTGGTTCGCCAAACAGGAGTCGCAGGGGCTGTTCCGAAGGTCGTGGTGCGAGATTGTTGATTGCGTTCCAGCTAAAGTAACATCACGCCACCGGGGGATGGATTTGGCAAGCACACTTGCATCTGAAAGTAATCCAAACCCCGACTGGACGGCATCTGTAAGAATCTCAAAATCTGAAGGTTATTACTATGTAGAGCACGTCGAGAGATACCGAGAGCTTACTCATAGTGTTTTAGAGCATATTGCGGAAACCTCCAAGAAGGATTATCACGAGCTTGGAGTTAAAGTCCCTGTGACAATCCCGAAAGACCCCGGCGCAGCAGCAGCTGCTGCTAATATGTTCTTTGTTAAAACCCTTGTGGAAAATGGTGTAGATGTAAGATCAGAAGGTGTTAGCGGGCACACAGGTAAACTTGCCCGTATGCAACCTTTCTTATCTCTTGCCGAGGCGGGGTGGGTGAGGGTGGTTAAGGGTGATTGGAATGAAATGTGGTTCAATGAGCTAGAAGACTACATCGACGGCAACAGAAATCAGAAGGATGACATGTGGGATGCGACAGCCTCCGCAGCGAAAGCAGTTATGAAAAACAACACGATGCCGTCGTTCGCCATTCCTCTAAACACCCAACCCTCACCAATCCCCTCCCTATAATATCACAATAAAACGGATAGTGGCACAATAATTGACAAGATTGTTACCTCATGTTATTATCCGTTTCAGTAAATAAAAAGGAGCACTAATGGCAGCTAAAAAGCCAAAAGACAATTCGGCTGCTGCTCTAGCGGCTGATGAAGGCCAAGCCGTTCCTCGCATTTCTCTAGGAGAGACAGGCTTTACGGGCCTGCGCACGATCTGGGGGAAAGTTGTAGACGATCCGCAAAGAGCCTTTAGGTGGCCGACCTTCTACACTACCGTCCGTGAGATGATGAACGACGCAGTTATTGCGTCCGCCTTCAATACCTACCGCATGCTTCTCTCCCGCGTGAAATGGGACGTGGAAGCCCCTGTAGACGCCACAGAACAAGAAAAAGAACGTGCTAAGTTTGTCAAGTCCTGTATGGACGATATGGAGCATAGCTGGGCAGAATTCCTTTCTGACGTTATCACATACCTGCCGTACGGCTTCTCTGTGCAAGAGAAAGTATATCGTCGGCGCCTCACCAAGAACGGCTCCCGCTTCAACGATGGTTTGGTAGGTCTGAAACGCATCTCCCCTCGTGGGCAAGACACTATCGTTCGCTGGACATTCTCTGAAGATGGTCGTGAACTGCTCGGCTGCGAACAATCAATTGCCAATCTTGAGCATGGTGCGATGTTCATGGATCAGGCTAACGAGCATGGCCTGATCCCCATTAAGCGTGAAAAATTCCTGCTGTTCCGTGCAGACCCTACAAAGGGCGATCCCACAGGCAATTCAATCCTGAAGGGGGCGTATAAGGCGTGGAAGCAGATGGACATGCTTCGCGACCAAGAACTGCTTGGCGTTGCTAAAGAATCTAACGGCCTTCCTGTTATCAAGCTTCCTCCCGAATACATGGCAGCAGACGCCCCTGATGATATGAAAGCCGTTTATGCTGCTTGTCAGAAGCTTCTCGATACGATTCAAGCTGGTACTAATAAAGGCATCATCTTCCCTCGTCGTATTGACGAAACAAGCAAGGCCGATCTTTTTGACTTAAGTTTACTTGAAAAGAAGGGCATCAACGGAGCCAACATTGACGCTGTTATCAAACGATACCACAGCGAAATCTACTCTGCACTTGGCGTTGACATCCTTAAAGAAGTTACTGAACTTGGCTCTTTCAGCCTTGCTGACTCGGATACCAATCTTGTGTCGCTTATGATGAGCCACCGTCTGAACGAGATTGCTGACGTATTGAATAATGATCTTATCCCGCAGCTTTTCAGCTTGAATGGTTGGTCTTTGGAACGTCTGCCTAAATTCGTTCACGGCGATATCTCTGAAATGTCTGCTGACGAACTCGGCAAGCTCCTGCAACGTACTGGCTCGATTGGTTTGATTGCTAAGGATATTGCCACGGTTAATCGTCTGCGTAAAGCCTACGGCGTTACTGAACTTCCTGATGACACGAATGTTGATGACATTGAGTTCACGATGGAATCTAGTAACTCAGGCGAGGGCATGCAGACGCCTTACGATGGGACCGCGAAGAAGCCTACTAAGAAGGACTCATCGACGGGCAATAACGAAAACGCCGCATAGGAGCACAATGGCACATTCCCTCTTTAGGTTCACGGAGAGCCTTTATAACACTCCGCACTTGATTCGGGCCGAAGCTGCTCAATCAATTCTTGAATACCTTAGTCATCGTAATTCTGTTGAGTTCTCCAAGATTGTAGAAGGTTCTAAGGAGCCTGTCAAGCCAAAGCAGATGAACAAAATTGGTGAGATTGCCATTGACGGTGCACTCTCTTACAAGCCCATTGTAGGTGCTTGCGGAGAGGTGCAAGGGTGCTCGTACCAAGGCATTCTTGAGCAAGCACAAATGCTTATTGATGATGGTGTTACAACTCTTATCACCGTGCACTCTAGCCCCGGAGGTCAAGCATCTCATGTGTTTAGCACTGCTAACGATCTTCGCGCGATGTGTGATGAAGCAGGCGTTCAATGGTTTGCTTACATCGACACCATGTCGGCTTCTGCATCTCTTGCACTCAACGTTGCTGCTGATGAAGTGATTATCCATCCTGACGCTGAGACAGGTTCTGTCGGTTGCGTTGTTGCTCTGATGGATAAATCTAAGGCTTATGAAATGGCGGGATTGAAGCCAATCTACATCGCAAGCACTCCCGGTAAAACGCCTTTTGCAGAAGATGGAAGCTTCTCTAAAGAATTTCTGGCTGAGATGCAAGACGAAGTAAGTCGACTTGGTCAACTGTTTGCTGAGCATGTAAATAAGTACACAGGTATTCCGACTGCGGACATCCTGTCTTGGGATGCAAAGATGTTCCACGCTACTGATGCACTCAATCTCGGTTTGGTGAATCAGGTTATGGATCACAAACAATTCTCGGCCTATGTGGCTGACAAGCATAAAGGAAAAGCGTAATGCTGAATCATCTTAAAAAGTTTTTTAACCAAGAAGAGGAAAAAGTCGAGATGACGACCGAAACCGTTGAAGCTTCTGCTGGCGATAAACCTGCAATCGAAGCTGTGATGGCAGAACTCTCTGAAATGAAAGCAAGTTTTGCTCTGGTTTCGGAAGAACTGACTGCCGCTAAGGCTGAGCTTGAAAAAGCACAAGCTGCTCTCAATGCTGCTGCTGAAGAAAAGGCTAAGGCCGAAGCTGATGCTCTGGCTGCAAAAATGAATGCACGCAAAGAAAAAGCTGTCGCTGCTATGGGCACTGAAAAAGCTGATGCGTTTATGGCGGCTACTGAACAAATGGACGAAACGCAGTTTGAATCGTTCCTTGCAATTTTCAACACTAATGCTACTGCCGAGGCAAAGAGTGAGATGTTCCAAGAAGTCGGCGTTGAGACTAAGGCAGACGCTAAAGAGGAGCCTAAAGTTACTCATTTCAAACAATTTATCAAAGGAAATAAATAATTATGGCAAAGCTTGCTTCGCGTAGTAATAAGCTGTCTGGTGTTTTGGCATTTGAAGAAATGCCGGAATACGGCGTCTGCCGCCGTGCTGTAACTGTCACGGTTGCTGCTGGCATGGACGTTGGTGCAGTTCTGCAATTTGACGGTACGAGCAAATACAAATGGGTTGCTAACGCTGACGTTGCAACTCTGAACGCTGATGTTGTTGTGCTGATTGAAGCTGGGCTGGATGTCCCTTCGCTGGCTCCGGGCGACTACACGCTGACGGTTCTGCGCACTGGTCACGCTGGTGTTGTGGATCAAGGTCTGCTGTTCAAGGATGCTGTCACGGCTGGTAACAAAACGACCGTCTATAACGCTCTGCGCGCTAAAAACATCCACGTCCGTACGGGCGTATAAGCCAAACTGGCGTTTAATAAATAAAGGAACACTCCAATGAGCATGACTATTCGCGACTATTTCAATAGTTTCAAAAATGCCGACTTCGTTGACGGTATTACCCAAACTCCGCTGCAATATGGCTACATCAACAGCCAAAATCTGTTCAACACCAAATCGACTAATCAGACTGCGATTATCTTCGATAAGGACTACCAAACTGTTACGCTGCTGCCGCAAGTGAATCGTGGTGCTAAGGCTGCTACGCAAGGTCACGAGCGCAAAGTGGATACGTTCTCGATTCCGCTGGCGTACTTCAAGCACGCAGACCGAATCACCAATGAGGACATCCAAGGTTGGCGCGCTCCGGGTTCGACCGATAACGAAACGTATGGCCGTGTCACCGCAGAAAAGATGGCGGATCTGCGCCTTGCTTGGGACCAGACCGTTGAATACATGCGTCTGCAAGCCCTGAAAGGTGTTACCAAGTCGCCTGATGGCGTTGTGATGGCAGACATGTTTGCTCAGTTCAGCATCGTCCAAAGCCAAGTTGATTTCGATCTTGGTACGACGAGCACCAACGTTGATCAGAAAATCCGTACGCTGAAAACTGGTATCGCTAAGAGTGTTATGAATGGTGGCGCAATCGCTGGCGTTAAAGTGCTGGTTGACCCGGTGTTCTACGACAAGCTGATTTCGCATCCGAACATCAAGAATGCTTACCAATTCTTCATGGCTAACGGTGCTGGCAACCAAGCTCTGCGTGACGATAACACCGAGTACATGAAGTGGGGCATCATGGATCACTTCACGCACCGTGGCATCACGTTCGTGTCGTACGACGCAACGTTTAACCTGCCGAACGGCACTACGGAAGCTGCTTTCGCTGATTCGACGGGTATTGCTTACGCTGACGGTGTTAAAGACCTGTTCAAAGCTTTCAATGGCCCTTCGGCTAAACTGTCGGAAGCTAATCAGCCGGGCCAAGAACTGTTCGTTCGTACGTACGTCGATCCGCGTGACGAGTATGTCGAATTTGAACTGGAAGCTGCCCCGCTGATGTTCTGCACTCGTCCTGCATCGCTGTTCAAAGTTATCTCGTCCACTTAATTAGTTGACTTGCTGAAGTGCCTCTTGCTGGGGCACTTTGTCAATTCTACTAGGAGAAAAGATGCCCCTTATCGATCTTACCTCCCCTGTCGGTAAGCTGCGCTACCGTCTTGGTGATTATCTTGATATCCCACGTCTTCCTGACGAAGTGTATGAAAGCGCACTCACGGATACCAACAACAATCTTCGCGCAGCAACGATCTTGTGTGGGCAGTATATTCTTGCGGGCCTAGCGTTTGATACGCAGCAAAAAATGGGCATCGTTGAAGTATATGGTCAACAAGCATTTGCACAATATCTTCAGTATATCAAGCTTGTTATTAAAGAGCCTGCACTGAATCAGACTTGCCCTATTCCGTACGTTGCTGGTGCAGACGAAGTTCATCCTATTCTTCAATTCAAGGAAGACTTCATTAACGCTCAGAACCGCCCCACTTCGGACGAACGCTTGCATCAGATTGCTATTGGGCCATTTGACCCGTACAGCGGCCCTGTCGCTAACGGTGGCGTGGAGCCACAATAATGAACAGTCTTGACCGCACAGTTGCATCCATGATGTCCAAATTCGGTACGACAGCGTATATAACTGTCGCAATCTCCGAAGAATACGATCCTTCCACGTCAGAGAATGTCGTCACTTACCAAGACTATCTTGTGAACATTATGGTGTTTGACTACGTACGCAAGAATGAAGGCGAAGGCACACAGAATAACACTCTCATCAAAACTGGCGATAAGCAAGTGTATGTGCAGCCTCCACAAAAGACTGAAGCTGGTATTCCTCTGCCACACCTTTCTGCCAACAGAGACTTCCTCAAGATTGGTGATAAGACATACAAGATTGTGACAGTGAAGCAACTTAACCCTTCGCTTGCCCAAGAAAATTGCATTCTCTACGAATTGTATATTCGTGAATAAACACAACAAACATAAAGGAAATTGAAATGGCGGCTCTCAGCGACTATTTGGAAAATAAGCTTGTTGACTTCGTATTCCGTGGTCAACCCTTCACGCCTCCCACAACTCTGTATGTGGCCCTTTTCACGACTGCGGATAACGATGCTGGTAGTCAGCGCGTGGAAGTAAGTGGTGGTTCGTATGCCCGCGTTGCTGTTGCTTCGTCGCTCGCTAATTGGGCTGGTACGCAAGGTGCAGGTACAACCGTGGCATCCACAGGTACGTCTGGTACAACGTCGAATAACAACTCCATTACGTTCCCTGCTCCGACTGCTGGTTGGGGTACTGTTGTAGGTATTGGCATTTTTGACGCTGCTACAGGTGGCAATGAGCTTGTCTACGGTGCTCTTGCAACTTCTAAAACTATCAATAGCGGCGACGCTGCACCTCTGTTCTCGGCTGCCGCCCTGTCGCTGCAACTTGATAACTGATAGGTGATGCAATGAAATTTGCAACACGACTTAAACAAACCGCGAGCGCTCTTAGCTCCACTACTCTTTCCGTTGGTGCTGTCGTTACGCTTGGGGCGGCAGCTACTAATTGCCGCACGCTTGCACAAGCTATTAGTGATGGCGCTGCTGCGAGCGATACAACTGCAATTCAGGTTAACGATACGAACGTGCCATTTGTCTTTGACGACGGCACAAACTGGATGGAAGCCTATTGCACCATTACGAGCACTACGCAGATTACGATTGGTCAGATTGTTTCTGGCTCTAACGGCACAAATGCTGTGACATTCTCTGGTGCGCTGCCTACGGTGTTCAATGTTATTCCCGGTAAGTGGCTTCGTCAAGTTGTTATTAGCACTGACGGTGTAGCTCCAAGCGGCCTTTCCGCAGCAGGTACGTTGTCCAACACGGACACTGTTCTAATCTCGCAAGACGGTAATAATATCGTCACGACGACGCTTGCAAGTATCAAGACTTTTGTTGGTGCTATTGTAGACACTACCGCACCCACTACTCCTACAGGTCTCGCGTCGTCTGGTGTGACTGCAACAGCGGCAACGCTGTCGTGGACCGCATCTACTGACAACAGTGGGGCTACTCCGACGTATGAAGTGTCAAATAATGGATCGTCGTGGACAGCAGTCTCGGCAACAACGTATAACTTCACGGGTCTTACAGCATCCACTTTGTACACCTTGCAGGTTCGTGCCATAGACGGTTCCGGTAACAAGTCGGCAGCAGCTTCATTGCAAGTTACAACAAGCGCAGCATCCGACACACAAGCACCTGTTATGTCAGGGAGTGTTACGAGTAGTAACATCACGTCCAGCGGACTTACGATGTCCTACAGCGCAGGTACAGATAACGTAGGAATTACACGATACGATGTTAGCGTTGATACTGGTACAGCAAACTGGATCGCAAACGGTACAAACCTATCGTATAACGCCACGGGCCTATCTGCTTCTACAGGGTACACTCTACGTGTTCGTGCAGTGGATGCAGCAGGTAACATCTCCAACGTGCTGACCGCGAGCGCAACGACGAGTGCAGCAGGTACTCCACAATACATTCTGACTGGCCCTCCGGCTAACTCGGCAAGCTTCAACCAAGGTCCGACTGCGATGACCACACAATCAGGGGCTGACTCGTACTCGTCGCAATCTGCGGCAATTTACGTCAAGACAGCGGCAGGAGTTGCTGCACCCAAACCAGTCAAGTTTGCATGGGGTAAGTCGCCCACCACTCCGCCGCTGCACTACAACGACACCGCGCTGCCTATCGGCGTCAACGGCAACACGACCGGACACACAGGCAACGCCTCGGGATCGTCGAGCGGCCTCGGCGGCTGGACCACGTCGGCGGACGCGCTCTACGGCCTGTTCTCGGCAGGTAGCGCGTACGCATGGGGTACGCCGGGTACTTATTACCTGTGGGTGCTCACTTCGGACGGCTTTGAGAAAGCTTACGACAACAACACAGGCACGGCAATTGGTTGGGTGCTGACATGACGGGGTTTATCCTCGGTAAGAATGGTCGTCTGCTGTTGGCTGGTGGGCGCCCTCTCATTGCAGGAGGTGCTGTTCAATCGAGTGGTGGTAACTCTACTTTGAGTGCGTTAACAGCATTCTATTTAGGGAATACCGCTGCTCGCTTCAATATTCAGCCTAATGCTGCAAGTGGTAACACATTAGCCGATGTACCATTCTTGTTCACATATACAGGTTCGGTTCCTGTGAACGTGAAGGCACGAGTCATTGACCAGAACGGAGTGGCTGTTCCCGGCGCAGATTGGGCTACGCTGCAAACTGTAACGTACGACGATACTACTAAGGTTATGCTTGGCTATTTGACGGGTGTACGTGTGGGGGCGCAGTACCGGCGTGAGATTCGGCTTGGTACTGACGACACTACAAAACTTACCGACACTAAGATTTTCGGCGTCGGTCCCAATATCGTGCTGTCGGGTCAGTCGAATATGCAAGGAACCCTTAGCACAAACATCAGCGTTTCGTCTACTGTTCCGGGGGTCACGCCAACGATCAACGAGGGAGACTTCTGGAAGAACAACGGCACGACGATGTATTTCGGCTGCAACGGCTGCATTGCGCCATTGGGCGCTGGCGGCCAGAACAACGGCAGCAGCAGTATCGGTGGTGGGTCGAATTTGTCGATGGAGTCCGGTGGCCTTCTGGCGTTGAGCAGAATTGTCGGCGACCGACTCGCAGCCAAATACGGGCGTAAGGTCGGCGTTGGTATCGTGCCGTGGACAGTCGGTGGAACATCCATGTCGCACTTTCTGCCGGGCGGAGACTTCACGTCGATCTACACGAACACAGGCTACACGGCTGGGACGATTGGCATGGCTTCACCACGCAACACGTCTGCACCCGCTATCGTGTGGGCTGGGGATTACCAGATTGTAGCGTGGCACCAAGGCGAGACGGGATCGAACCTGACGCGTGCGCAACGATTTGCCGACCTCAAGACGTACTGCCAGATGCACATCAATAACGTGGCGCCATATGGCCGCACTGCCGACAAGTTGACGTTCCTGTTTGCCATGATGGGGCCTTATGGCGTCTCACCAAGTACGCAAGTTCCCACAGTACCGTACGCGGAAGTGCTGCGAGGTGCTGTGCTTGATTTGGTTGCCTACGGTGCTACACAAACACCTCCGTGGGATGTGCGAGTCGGCTGGACGTGTATTGATCTTGACGCAGGGCTGAATACTGCAGATGGGTTACATATGCTCGCCCCTCAAGCACAGCTAAGTTGCTTCCGCTTGATTCAAGCGATTAATCACGTAATTGACCCTACGAACGTCCCGTTTGGCGGTGAAGGTCCTAAGTTGACAGGAGCATACACGAGGTCGGGAGATGACATCACGCTTACGGTTGCGCACAACGGCGGATCGGGGCTAGCAGCAAAGACACCCGGTTCACCGATTACTGGTTGGTACGCAAACACTGCCGCAGATGCAACCGGAAGTTTTACAGGCTCTGACCTTACGATTTCCAACGTTACCATTGTGGATTCAACGCATATCAAGATTACCGTCACAGGAGCGCCCACAACGTTCTTCGTCAAGCATTGCGGTGGCACGACGAACGCCGTAAATAGCTACCGACCGGACGTGTCGAACCTCATCTACGACAATGTTGTGTATCCTACAGGGGCAAATTCAGGTGAGCAGTACACTGGGATGCCATTGCAGCCTACACCAACACCAATCCAGATTGGATAAGAGGAAAGCATGATAGGAAATAACGCGATTGGCTCGGATGCAGTGGGCACAAGCGGGGCAAACCCTGCTGCTAATTTGTCGTGTACGTTATCGGCATCCTCTACTGCAACCGCGTCCTTAACCACTAAAATTTCAATGGTTGCTGCATTAACTACAGCGGCAACATTGAGTGCAAGTTTTGTCTCTGGACAGGCTCTGTTATCGGCAAGTCTTTCTTCGGCTTCGTCAATTACAGCTAGCCTGAACACAGCGATTAGTCTGCAAACAAGCCTTGCATCAGTAAGTAGTTTGACTGCTAGTTTAACATCTTCTGCTGGTGCACGTTTGCAAGCAATTTTAGCAACGTCTAGCGGTTTGTCTGCTGACTTGACAATACAACAGGTAATTCCAATGTTTACTCCAAGCGCAGCAAGAACTATTAACGTCCAAGCCACATCTCCTGTTTTCACTGGTGGTAAGTGGTGGACTATGACGGACCCCAAGAAGCCACGAGGCCTTAAAGACCCTGATGCTACGATTGACATCACATTCGACTGGTCTAACTGGCTGGACGATATCGGCTCTGTTCAGATTTCAGACGTAACGTTCACACTTAATGGATTGAACAGTGTTGGTAGTTTCTCTGACGGTACAAAAGTAACGGTGTTTGTCTCTGGGGGCACGGCTAGCAGCAGCGCTACTATTGCTTGCAAGATCAAAACTCTAACAGTCCCTGCACGAACAGACGAGAGAACTGTTTATATTGACATTGCGGATGAATGATGAACTCTTGCACAGTGATTATTATAAACGAGTCATTAGCACGAGATGATGTGAGATTTGCTGCCAAACCTACAGTGGAACTTCGTGCTGTTCCATTTGGCGCGATGAAGAAGCAGATCATCAAAAATGCAGCACTCTTTGAGCAAGATGTATTTTCTGTTTTTGATGCTGCGACGAACCTTCCTGCTGACATTGCAGGAATGGCCATCTTTCTCACATTGTCTAATTCAGATGGGGAGGTTGTGCAAGTTAAGGGTAAAGTTGATTCTGATATCAAAGGAATGATTTCTTTCTCTTACAAACCTCCTTCCGTTGGCTTTTACAACTACGACATTTCTGTGAAAGCTGCTAACGAATATTCGCAAAGTCTACTGTCTGGTTCGTATGTTGTGCAGTCGTAGAATTGACAAGAATGTTAGCCGGTGCTATAATTCTGATCTATAGGGAGACGTATGGGAAGTTTCACTGATTCTCTCAAATCAAACATCAATCGCGTGCAGCAAGAAGTTAACACTAAGATTAATTTTGTCGCTTACACGCTGTTCTACAAGATCGTCAATAATTCTCCTCACGTTGGTGACGGACCGTATGTTGCGGGTCATTTCGTTGCTAACTGGTTCCCTGCTGTTAATTCTTACGACAGGTCGATTACGAACGCTACAAGCAATGGTAGTGACAGCCTAGCCAGAATCGATATGATTGTAAAGGAGTCTAACGCATTCTTCCAAAAGGATGGATTTGTTACGCTCTCTAACAATCTAACATATGCAATGCGTGTGGAAATCCTCGCTTGGCCTGCTGGTAAAGACCCTATTAGCGGTTGGACTTGGACAGGTTTGCGCAGGTATTACGCTCCGGTGGCAGTTTCTATGAATGCGATGAAAGGCTCTGTTTAATGAACATTCGACAAGAAGTTGAAACTGCACTACGTGTGTATGCCACCAGCAAGAACATCCCTGTTGCAGTTGAGGGGGTTCCCTTCAACAAACCTTCTACTGGCAACTGGCTGGAACTTGTATTCCTTGCTTCAGATACGACCAATCCGACAGTAGATGGTACAAGGGTGCGTAAGACAGGTGTTTTCCAGATCAACTGTTATACACCCACGGGCAAGGGCATGAAAGCTCTCGACATCATGTCTGAGGAGGTTGTTGCCTTGTTCCCCTTCGATCAAAAAGAAGTATACCAAACTTTCTCTGTAGAGCAAACTCCAAATGCCAGTCAAGCTATGCAAGATGCAGCGTTCTTGATGTGTGCTGTTAGAGTTAAATACAGGCAAGAATTCTAGAGCTTCTAGCTCACAAAAAGAATACGGCTAGAAGTCGTATAACAAGCATCTTTGCAAAGATAACTATTTAAAGGAAATAAAATGACTGTAATGACATCTGCCACCACTACCCTGTACGCTTCGGCAACTCTGCCGACTACGTACGATAAAACGGGTTACGAGGCTCTGACTTGGACGAAGATTTCGGAAGTGAATAACGTTGGTGCTATCGGTGGTACTAACTCGATGCAGAAGCATATGCCGATTGACACTGGCACTGTTGTCAAGATTCCGGGTTCGCGTGACGAAGGTAGTGCAGAAATCACGATGGCGAAGCACCAAGGAAGTGACACCACTCTTCTGCAAACAGCTTTTGACGCACGCACTCCGATTGCTCTGAAGATTGTGTACCCCACTGCACTTGGTGTGACTGCTTACACCACTGGCTACGTTGCCACCAATGTTACCACGATTGGTACGTCGGATACGATTCTTGAACTGAAAACCACGGTCGATCTGGCTACTAAGATTCTCGAAATCACTGCGTCGTAATACAGAGAGGGCTACGGCCCTCTATTCTTCTAAGTATTCTAACACAGATTAGAGTCTTTAGAAGAATCAATAAAAGGCAGCATAGCCTTCTTTCAACGCTCTCATGAGCAAACTATAACATAACCAAAGGAACTCTACCATGACTTTTGAACTGAACACCCTTGCTATCGCTGACGAAGGCGTCCTGCATCTGACTCACCCTGTCACTGGCGTCCCGCTGTATGCCCCTGTTAAGAAAGGGGAGGATGCTGAATCGAAGCCGGTGCAGATCGTGCTGAAGAGTACGGCATCGCAATCTTACCGTAGGGCAGTTGATGCAATGATGAAGAAAGCAGCTAAACGCGGTAAGCGCGAAGCAACCCCGGAAGAAATGCGGGAACAGAGTGTTGAATTTCTGGTTGCTCTGTCCGTGCGTGCGGACAATCTTACGCTGAATGGTGAAACTCTGGACAACGCAGAGGCATTCCGTAAGCTGTATTCCAACGATAGTTTCGGATGGATTAAAGAGCAAGTCAATACGTTTGTTGGATCGGTTGACGGTTTTTTGTCGGCATAAGTAATTCTCTACTCTTATATTGTTCCCAGCTAGCATGGCTAGGGGCCACACCGGATAAGGCTCGTATGAGTCGATGGGAGCAAATTAAGAGTAATGCCCCGAGAGAACGGGGAGACAACGAAGAAGGTGACGTTCCACCGGCCCCACAAGAGATTCATTTGCCCGAAATTCCGGCGCCTTATGATGCTCTGGTGGGGCTTTTCCATTTGTCAGGACAAGCTCTGCAAACTGGTTGGGGGCTTTGTCCGTTGACATGGGTGGAGATAGACGCTTTCGTTAGGGTCAACGATCTCGACCTTACTCTTTGGGAAAGAGAATTACTTAAAAAAATGTCCGAAGCTTATTGTGCAGAATATTCGCGTGCTTCCGATCCGAAACGACCGGCACCATATCAACCAGAACAAACAGAAGAAGTAGATCAAATAGCAAAAGCTATGAGGATCATGGATTCACTATCGGCCTTTAGGAAGACATAATATGGCACTAGAAGCAAGCGTCCTTACCGTTCGTGTACAGAGCGAAGGGGTAGAGAGCACAACTAAAGCTCTTAACGATCTTGCCAAAGCTGGCGAGAATGCTGAGAAAAAGACATCTAACATTGGCAGCGGAGCCAAACAATCCGCGAAAGCTCAGGTGGACGCTGCTCAACAGGCAGCATCTGCTTACAATGCTATCATCGATATGATGACTGAGAAGGCAAATGAATTCTACGCCAACAAAGTAAGGAAAGCATTTTTGGCTTCTCAGCAAGAAATCTTTGAAGGTATGGCCCTTGCAGATAAACTCTCTGCGATTATTCAGCAAGGTCAAGCTGACCGCCAAGCCATGCGCGAGAAAGAGAGCGCTGATATCCGTGCCAAGCAACAAGAGCAAATGAATGCTGCTCAGGAATGGTATGCGAAGCAGCAAGACTTGGCTAACAAGATGAATGCTGTGTACGACAAGAAGCAGGCGACTAAGCTTGACAACGACCATGAAGCAGCAATTTTGGAAGATAAACGGCGCGCATGGAAGGCTCTTGGCGAAGCTCAGGCTGAAGCATTAAGGATTAACGCACAAATTGACGCTGCCAATAAGCGTCTTGAAAACGATCACGCTGCTGCAATTCTCGAAGATAAAAAACGAGCATGGAAGGCTTTGGGACAAGCCCAATCGGAAGCAATGGCGATGAATGCTAAGATGACTCGTGATTCGCAGCAAGCACGCACAGATGCTGATGAGTTTGTAAAAGCGTTGAAACGTCAAGCCGATACGGTTGGTATGACAACAAAAGAGCTTCGCGAATACAATGCAGAACAACTAAGAACTAAGGCCGCTCAATTAGGTGTCTCTCAGCAGGTTGAAGGATACATTAACACTTTGCGCAACGCCAAAGGTCCACACGAGAGCTTCAATCTTTTGACGGCAGGTTCTGCGCGAGAGCTCATGGTATTGGGCCACGAACTTAGTCAGGGTCAGTTTAACAGGTTCTACGGCTCGTTGATTGTGCTCGCTGAACGTATTAACTTCCTACCGAGCCTTCTTGAGAAAGCCAGCGTAGCTGCAACGTCTATGGGGATGAGCCTTGGTGTACTGGTTACGGCAGTTCTTACAACTGCTGCTGCAATTGGCATGGCGATTTATACGTTTAATAAAAGTTCGTCCGCTCTGCACGATATGCGAAACGCTGTTGTGCTAACTGGTGATTCTATCGGAACTACAGGCGACCAACTGTACAGCATGGCTAACAAAATTGGAGACTCGTTCGGCAGTTTTGGCAAAGCTCGCACCGCTGTTATTGAGCTTGCTAACACAGGACGATTTACGGCAGAACAGATCAACGTAATTGCAGAGGCTGCTGTTGGTCTTGAGAAGTATGGTGGTGTTGCTATTGATAAGACGATTAAGCAATTTGAACGTCTTGCCGCAGAACCGCTGAAAGCAGCCGATAAAAGCTTTAAGGGTGTGTCCAATGCGGCAATGGAGTTGAATACACAACTTCACTTCCTTGAACCTGCTGTGCTTGCTCAGATTATGCATCTGGAGCGTACAGGGGATGTTGCGGGCGCAAGTAAGATTGCAATCGCCGCTCTTGCGGAAGAAGAGAAGAAGCGTATCGAAGAGTTGAAGGGCAATCTCACTGAACTCGGTAAAATTATGTCAGGTGTTGGGACTTTTGCATCTCGGATGTGGAATAACATTTTCCATAAAGAGTCTGACGAAGATGAACTGGAACGTGTTGTTGATCGGATTAATGATGCATTGAAACGCATTGGCAAGACAGGCGGAAGCTCCACGCAGACAGAACAACTTAATGTTTGGTTGCAACAGAGTAATGAGATTCAAGAGCGTATTAACAAGAAGCAAAGTAAAGCTCAAGCTGAGCAAGCCAAACAAAAGCTCAACGATGAAGCGAATCTCGCGTTGGTTCAATTACGCAATATTCAAGAGAAGGCTAAAGGCGAAGAAAATCTGGCGGCTGCAAAGGCGCGATATGAGAAAACCCTGAATGCTGCTCGTGAACGTGCTAAGACAGACTCTGCATTTGCTGCTAATGCTGCCGACTTTATTTCGCCAGAGGCAGAAAAAGAGGCGTTGGCGTATATTGAACGGACGCATAACCTACGCCAGAAACAGCCTAAACAAGACGGCCTTGCTGGGCTGAACTCCAAGCTTTCCGAAGTCAATGCTCAATACGAGATTGATAAACGCTATTACGATAATCAAGTCAAATTCATCGATGACCTGCAGAAGAAGAAGCTTATTTCTGACTCTGCTGCTGAGCACGCTAAGAAAGAGTTTCTTGACAATCAAGCAGCGATGGAAGAGAAGTCTCTGAACGACCAGCTTGCACTGATTGACGCCTTCCATTCTAAAGATAATAAGCTGATGGAACAAGCAGCCACAAAGCGTCATGAGATTGAAAAGAGGATTGAGAAGAATCAAGCTGACAACGCAGCAAAGAAAAACATCCTTGCAACTGACGCTGCTGCTCGCGAACAGAAAGCGCAAGAAGATGCTGACAAAGCTTCCAATCAGATCATTTCTCAAGTGGCATCGCAGACGCAAGCTATCCAAGCAAAGATTGAGGCATACAATGCTCTGCCTGAAGCTGTAAAGCAAGCTGGTCTGACAGAGAAGCAGATGCAAGACGAAATCACTCAGGCCGAAATTCGCGCACTGGACGAGCGGATCGCTGCAATCAAAGATTTTAACTCGGAAGCAGCTTCCCAAGAGATGGTTCGTTTGAAAGCACAAAAGAAAGCTCTTGAGGATCGTGCCAAAGCACAGAAGCAATGGGAAGAAATTCAAGAGAAAAACCAGTCTAATCTTGGCCGATCTGCTGCACTCACCAAAGTCGCCACAGAGCAAATCCGTATGTGGAAAGACGTTGGAAGCGAGATTGAAAAGTCTCTGAAAAAGTCTTTCGGTGCTGCCGGTGATGCTGCGGGTAAGATGTTTAAAGCTTTCGCTGAAGGGCAGGCAGATCAAATCAGTCTGATGAATCAAGCTCGTGTGATTAGCGAGAATAAATCCCTGAGCGAGACTGAGAAGGAAAAACAGCTTAACGAAATTCGTGTTCAGTCTGCACAGAACCAAGTTGGTATGTACGGTGATATGGCGAGTGCTGCGTCGCTGTTCTTTGAAAAAGGTTCCACAGGCTATCAGGCAATGGCTAAAGCTGCAATGATTTTGCACACTGCCGAAGTTGCACTGAGCGTCATTAAAGGCGTCAACGCTATTCTTCATCAGGCAGAAGGCGGTGATCAATACTCGGCGTTCGCACGCATGGCCGCAATGGCTGCTGTCGTCGCTGGATTGGGTGTTGCTATCTCTGGCTCGTTTGGAAGCAAAGGTGGTTTCTCTTCTGCGGATCAACAGAAGATTCAGGGTACTGGTACAGTGCTTGGTTCCCCAACAATCACTGATGGATTCAACGTAAAGCTCGTAGGCGCTAAGAGCGATTCTATTGACAACTCGTTGAAAATTCTTGAGAAGAATTCTGGTCTTGGATTGGTTGTGCAGAATGATATGCTGACAGCCATGACGACGCTGAGCAACAACATCACGTCTCTCGCTAAGAGTATTGTTCAGAATGGTAATCTGACAGGAAATATTACAGACAACAATCTGAGCGGTGGCTTTATCAGCAAGATGTTCAGTTCGATTGGTAATGCCATCTTTGGCGGCAAAACCACTGTGGATGACACTGGCCTTAAAGTGAATGCTGCTTCTCTGGCTCAGATTGCTGCCCAAGGCATTGTGGCGAACCAGTACACCAACACAACCAAGAGTGGCGGTTGGTTCCGTTCGGATAAACACAACACGAGCCTCTCAGCGCTCGATGCAAACACAACAGACCAGTTTACCAAAGTTATCCTGAGCATGTCGGACACTCTGAAAACTGCTTCTACGTCCCTTGGCGTCAGTGGTGATGCGTTTAACCAGAAGCTGCAAAGCTTTGTTGTTGATATTGGAAATGTCAGCCTGAAAGGAATGAATTCCGATCAAATTCAGAAGACTCTTGAAAACATCTTCTCCAAAGTCAGCGATCAAATGGCAACATTTATGTTTGCAGACTTGAAGCAATATCAGAAGATTGGCGAAGGCCTGATGGAAACAGTGTCTCGTGTCGCTAACGATCTGATGCAAGTGAATGATGTGTTTGCTGTGCTCGGTAAAACTGTACAACAGGGTGCGCAAGCTATTGCGACATCTGAGCAGCTTATCAGTGAATTCGGCTCTGTGGACAATTTGACGAAAGGTGTTAAGGCGTACATCGATGCGATTTATTCGGATGACGAGAAGCTTGCCCCAGTGGTTAAATCTGTCAATGATGCTTTTGCAAAGCTGAATCTCACAGGGATTAAGACGAAAGAAGATTTCAAGAAAGTTGTAGACAGCATTGACCTCACCACAAGTGCTGGACAAGATTTGTTTGCGGCAATGATGAATATTGCCCCAGCATTTGGTAAAGTGGTAGATGCTGCAGATGACGCTGCAAAGAAAGCAGCAGAAGCCGCTGCTGAAGTAGCTAAGACGGTTTCTGATGGTCTTCTATCAGATGTTGACACGGCATTCAACGCTCTGTCTAAAAACATCTCCAAACAGAAAGACGAAATTTCTAAAGCCGCTGATGCTGCAAAAGAGGCTGCACAGAAACAACTGACTGCTGCACAAAGCACACAATCTGCACTCCAAACTGTTTTTGATAGCATCACAAGCGCTTTGAAAAACACTGTGGCTGACTCTATTGCAGTGACAAAAGCAAAACGGCAGGAAGCTCAAGCGTATATTGCTGTCGCTACAGCATCGGTTGCTGCTGGAAATGATGTGTCGAAGATGAGTGGGTTGCAGGACGCTCTTGATACGCTGTCCAATCCTTCCAAGGACATGTATGGCTCTTATCAAGAATATGCGTTTGATCAAGCTAAAACAAACGTAAGTTTGACCAAGCTTCAATCGGCCACCAAGGGTCAACTTGATTATGCTAAATTGACAGTAGACAAGCTGAATGATACAATTACAGCAATTGAAGACCAGAAGAACGCTCAAACAGAAGCTCTTGATAATGTGCTGAATAAAGCGCAAGATCAAATTGATGTTCTCAAAGGTCAATCTTATTCGCTGCTTAGTATCGATCAAGGCATTGCCGCTCTCAATGTTGCTATTCAAAAGGCTTACGGTAATACAGCCATTGCAGGCAATTCCGCTGTCAACACTGTGTACCAGAATGCTCTTGGTCGAACCGCAGACACAGCAGGGCTGAAATACTGGAATGATCAAATTGCAAAAGGGACGCCAATCTCTGACGTTACCAAGGCAATTGCGACATCGGCAGAAGCGCAGGCTGCTATCGAGAATCTGTATCAGACGGTTCTCCGTAGGCACTCTGATGAAGGTGGTATGCAGTTCTTCATGGATGCTCTTGCTCGTGGCAGCAATCTGAATGATATCTCCTCTGCTATGAAAAATAGCGATGAGTACAAGAAGCTTCCTTCGTTTGCTGTTGGTACAAACAATCTTCCAGAAGATATGATTGCCCAACTCCATCGGGGTGAACGCATCATTCCGGCAGCAGATAATGCAGCGTTGCAACGTAAGCTTGATAAGGCAGACGAAAACTCTGCAACGTCGGCTGAAGTATCTGCAAAGCTTGACCAACTTATCAGTATTGTGAGTGCTGGAGATGTTTCTAACGTCAACATGACTCGTGAGCTTGTTAAGATTATCAAGCGTTGGGATACCGAAGGTCAGCCAGAGACACGTGATGTGACGGCATAACTGAAGGGGCTTTAAGCCCCTTCTTTTCTTTGTAAGGATTATTATGAAAATTGTTAAGCCGTTTGTCGTTCAGAGTGGTAACTTGGTTAGCACCACAGTTGCAGAGAACGACGCACCTGCTTACTCTTCTTCCACGACGTACACGCTAGGCCAGAAAGTCATGGTAGCAAGTGTGCACAAAGTATATCAGTCGCTACGTGGTGGGTCTAGTACTGTCATGATTACATATGCGAGTCCTGCTGTGATTGGCTGGACTAAGCATGGTTTGGCTGATGGTACAGCGGTTACATTTAGTTCTACAGGTACATTACCCGGAGGGTTGTCATCTAGCACAACATACTACGTCGTAAATGCTAGCCAAGATACTTTTAACGTTTCAGCCACTCTTGGTGGCACTGCAATAAATACAACCAACACAGGCAGTGGAACATTCACTTGTTACGATACACCTAACATTGGGAATGACCCTACGACAAGCCCTACATGGTGGCTTGATTGTGGAAGCACAAACGCATGGCGTCCATTTGACTCTCTCGTGCAAACACAGCTTACGGCAGATGTTTCTGCTAACTTTGTTGTCAATGTTCCGCAAAGGATCGACACTGTAGCGTTGCTTAACCTGACGCCCGGCACTACGCAGGTTTTTGTGTCAGCAGTTTATCTTGCAGATGGTTCCACTGTGTACAACGAAACTGTCACGCTTTACACAGACGAAACTCCAGTAACAGATTGGTATGAATATTATTTCACAGATTTTAGGCAGAGGCAAGACATCATCCTTAATGATCTTCCTCCTTACTTGAATGTGAACGTGAGTGTAACACTACAAGGGTCGGCAGGTTCCACTGTAGGTGTTGGTGCGGTTATTTATGGCAAGTCCAAAGACATCTCAAGTGCAAAGGCTGGTGTAGAGCAAGGGGCAAAGGTAAGTATTACTGATTACTCTGTTAAGACGACGGATGAATTCGGTAACTACACTATCACACCAAGATCATTTGCTAAACGTGCGAATTGGGATGTTTGGATTGATAATTCTGACCTAGACTTCGTGTACAACTTCCTGTCCTCTATTCGCACAACACCAATTCTGTTCGTCGGAAGTGGCAAGTACGCTTCTATGTCTATTTACGGCTTTTATAAGTCGTGGGAAGTGGCAGTCGCTTATCCAGATGTCAGTGTTTGCACAATGGAAATTGACGGCCTCACATAAGAAATATTAAGGAAACAAAATGGCAATTACACCTCTACCAACTCCACCGTCAAGGCAAGACCCTGCAAATTTTTCTTCTAGGGCTGATGCTTTTTTTGATGCGCTCGCAACATTTTCTACTGAGATTAGTGATTTGCCGAATCAAGTTATCTCAGCAGGCTTGGCTGTTGAAAGTAACAACCCTCCTAGTAACCCTATCGACGGTCAAGAATGGCTTGACGCTACAAGTGGTCGGAGGTACACGTATGATGCAAATAGCTCCTGTTGGGCTGAGACTTACGCCACCCTGTCTGTTGATAATCCGGCTTTGGTGCAGCAACTACGTGCTGAGATAGGTGTTGTAGGTGTTACCAAATTCGGTACAGTTGGTGATGGAGTGACAGATGACAGTGCTGCTATTATCGCAGGACTTTCGACATTGACGGGGCGAAATCAACTCACATTTCCTTTGGGGGATTATTTACTTGGGAATAACGTCTCTGTCAATGGTAACGTTTTGTTGGAATTTAAAGCAGGTGCTCGTGTCGTCATTCCAGACGGTGTTACGCTGACGTTGAATGATTGTGAAATCCGGGCAGGTAGGCAGCAAATTTTCAAATGCATAGGTACAGGTAAAGTAGTTGGTACTGTCCGAAACGATCTGATTCTCCCCGAGTGGTGGGGCGCGATCGCCGACGGCCTGCACCCGAACGTCGGCACCGACTTCTCGGACCGAGCAGCAGCGGCCGCGCGCAACGCGCCCCCACTCCAGGCGGCGCTTACCTTCGCAGGCAACCAGTACTCGTTCAACGGCAACACGGGCACCGTGTCGCTCACGTACGGATACTATGTCTACGATACGACGCTGTCGATTCCGCTCAGCGTCAACGTCGTCGGCTATGGCATCGGCAGCGCACTGTTCTTCTATTCGGCAACCGGCAATGCAGTCGAATGCATCAATACGAATAATTCGATGCTCAAGGACTTCTTCATCGCACCGCTCGCCGGGCCAACGTGGAATGTGAGCACGGGGTATGGCCTGTATATGAAGAACGTCAGCACGCCGATTGTTGATAATGTGTGGTCATCCGGGTTCGGCAACGGCGTGAGCGGTGGTGGTACGTTCTATTTTGAAAGTGTTATCGAAGGACGCATTAGGGGCTTGATATCAGACAACTCTAACGGGACTGCCTATACGATTCGTGGAGTCGGTCAAGCTACAGTGTTTTACGGTTGTCTAAATGCTGGTACAAAACACGGCGCCGCCTTTGATATTCAAAACGGATATGACTGGACATTAATTGGCTGCACAGGTAAAGGTGGCTACACAGGTTTCACAAATGGCTTTTATCTGAACTCGTGCGAAGATATCAATTTAATTGGGTGCAGTACCTTCCGCGTCAACCGTGAAGGTCTTCTAATGACCGCATCGGCTCTAAACTGCAACATCGCTAACATGACAGTTAACGATGCCAGCTCGGACAGTCCGGGAACATATGCGGGCATGAACATCTCTGGAACGAGAATCACGCTAACTGCCCCTAAGGTGACATCTAATACTCCACAATATAGCTATGGTATTGCCCTGATGGGAGGTGCCACTGACATAACTGTACAAAATCCAAACGTCACACCGGGAATACAGGGTTCGATTCTTGACGCACAACCTATTGGGTCGAACACATTCCCTGTACGTAAAGTGACGACGACAACAGCCACTCCTACTACGATCTGGCAGAAAGCGTTGAATAACAACTGCTGCTGCTCCCTAGAGGCGACAGTAAATATGAAGCAACGAGGTGCCACGGGGGAAAGCGCCACATTCAAGATTCGGGCACGTGCTGTTACAGGCACGAGTGGAACAACGTTGTCCTCGGGGGTTATTTACACGGATAAATCAAACAGTTCGTCAACTGTAAATGCTTCGTTTGTACTTTCTAATAGTGCAGCAAACAACGGTATGGTGGATTTGCAAATTACAGGACTTGGTAGTGGCCTTTCAATTGATTGGGAAGCTACCATTAATGTAATTTCTGTTACTGGATAGTAAAGAAAGAGAATATGATTAACTTCCCCTCAAACCCTACTTTAAATCAAGTGTACACATTTGGTGTAAAAACTTGGAAATGGAATGGTCGCGCTTGGGATTTGCAGACTATCAGTGATGTACAAGTGCAGCGTGCTGAGACTGCTGCCACAAACGCACAAGCATCTGCAAATGCTCTCCGGGTAGCTGATTACGCAGCGCTACGTTCACTTACAGCAAATGTGCCCGTCGTTTACGTTAGCGGGTATGCAACAACAACATCCCCATCGGGCATTGCGGGAACGTTTGTTAGGGACGACGCGGACACCACAAGTCTTGACAATGCTGCGACTGTTATTGTCGATAGTAGTGGCAGGAGGTGGAAACGGCAGTACAGTGGTGCCGTGTTGCCACAATGGTTTGGTGCCAGAGGCGACGGTGTAACCGACGATACAGCAGCGATACAAGCAGCACTGGATGCCTCCTACGCCGTGTTTCTTCCAAATGGCAGATACAAGATCACCTCCCCTTTGATTTTCGATACAAGTGTTACTCTTACTGCTAACAAGCGAGGCGCAACAATCGTAGCTGGCAGCGGTTTTGCTGCTGGTAATATCTCCCGTACATATGTTGACAGTAACTCTGTTACGCAAACCTTGACGTGGAATGACAAGGCGGCAATGTATCTTGTCTGTCCTAATAATAGTTACTTAACAGATGTTACCATTGACGGCGTGAGCTTTGATCTGCCTTCTGATGGCAGTATCGGTGCCATCAATGGTAAGCGCATCTGCTATTCCAATTTCTCCAATCTTTTCTGTAACTATTCTGCCTATTTCGCTAAAGGTTACGACATGTGGGAGATTGGTTGGGAAAATATTCGTTCTCGTTTCAGTAAAGATCACTTCAACCTTGACACCGGCACGAGTAACACATTTACGAACGTTGCATGCGATACGAAGAATAGCAGTGGTGGCACAGGGTTTACGTTCAAGAATCTGAATTACTCGTTTATGTCAGGTTGTGCAGCAGACAGTCTTGATCGTTGCTACTATTTCGATAATTCCAATTTCGTTGTATCTGGTTGTGGTGCCGAGTCATTCAGCCGTATTGCGCAAGCAGTTAACGGTGCCCAAGTGACGTTCATCGGGGGTGCACTGGAGATTTGGAAGATTTCCAGCTTCACAGGAACTGCAACCCCCTATGATTTTAGTGGAGCTAACACAAAGATCAAATTCTTCGGCACTTGGCTTGGTATTAGGAATCCCGCTTCTGCTGGCGGAAACTACGACAAGATGGCTATCACGGGTGGCGCAGATGTTGTCATGGACGGACGTGGACCGACTGAAATTGCATCTAAATGGTGGTACATCGCAGGCACTGACTCTGCATTGACAGTGAAGGATTCGTCAACTGGTGTCACCTATTACAACCAATATGGTGCAAGTCGTAGAAGCGCAACTTCAAGCATGAAGGCGTTTGAAACCACGAAGACGATTGCTGCGGGTTCTGCGCAAGGCATCTTCCGTATTAACAATGCGTCAGATGGGAGTTCTTACGGTGCAAACTGTTTTGGAGAAATTAAAGTTATGCTCCTCAACAGCTACAACCCTGATATTGGTTTTGTAGGCGCCCAGACATATCAGTTCGCATGCTACAGGGAGACCACAACAGCACAGAATCTGGTTAAAGTTGGTGACGCAACAGCGGTGACCAACACAGGAGGTGCCCCTCTTGGCACCATTACTGGTGTGCTTGTACGGAATGCCGATAACACGATTGATTTCCAGATTACGATTCCTTCGTCATACGGTACGACCACTGTCACCGTTTTTGTGGAGTATATGAATAACGTTGGTGGAAATCCTGCATCTGAAGTAATTACGAGTCTGTAATACCTGCACGTTGGGTCCAACAAGACTAATGAAGATTGATAGGAAATATAATGGCAATTACACCTCTACCAACTCCTCCTAATAGGAGCGACCCCAATAACTTCGCTGTTAGGGCTGATGCGTTCATGGCGGCACTCCCTACGTTTGCCTCTGAAGCGAATGCCTTAGCGTCCACAATGACCAGCATTGCATCAGGCGGTGCAATATCTATCCCTTACAAGTTTGATACGGCAACAACGAACGCCGATCCGGGCGCTGGTAAGCTTAGGTTGTCTAGTGGCACGCAGAACACAGCAACGGCAATTTACCTTGATTTGCTCGGTTCAGATAACACAGACTACAGTGCTGTCACTAATACATTCGATGCATCCACTAGTGCAACCAAGGGATACATCATGCTGCGCAAAGCCGGAGACGTTTCTAAATGGCTTCTGTTCAGCGTTACAGGCAGGGCTGTTGTGTCGGGCTACAGGGCATTCAACGTGACTTATGTTGCAGGTACATCGGCCAGTCCTTTCGCACTGAATGATAATATCACATTGCAATATACACCTAACGGCGATAAGGGGGATATCGGGGCAACACCAACACAGTATTTTACACTGCTTCAGAGTGCAACGATTCCTTCCGGTGTGGCTTATGTAGATTTCTTAACCGTGTTTTCATCTGGCTACGACCACTACATGATTGACTTAGCGGGTGTTAACGTTTCTAATGCAACGTCGTTAAACTTTTATTTTGTTACTGGTGGAAGTGTCGTGGATTCTTCCAACAATTACTATCTTGGCGCGGACGGTGCGTCATCTATAACTCCTGCTACATCTTTCTCATTTGGTATTCTTTCAGCGAGCAATCCTTCTACACTAACTGCCACACTCGAAGTGAAGAATGCGAATTCTGCGAGCATCCCGAAAAGCTTTTCTGTCAGAGGAAATAGTAATCTTGCGATATTTGTCAAAGAGGGAGTTTGGTACGTAACCAATGCTGCACCGACAGGCTTCCGTATTATGCCCGGTAACTCTTTTACTTTCACTGGCGGCACTATCAAAGTGTACGGCATTAAAAATAGCTGATGGAGGCTTTATGACGTTTCAAGTATTGGTAGATGGTGAGTTACGGGACGCCACTCCAGAAGAGATTGCGGAATTGGAAGCATTACGTGCATCCGAGAGGCAGATTGTACCAGCACAAGTGACAATGAGGCAAGCCCGTCTTGCCTTGTTTAACGCTGGGAAGCTCGCTAATGTAGACGCAGCAATTAACTCCCTCCCAAGCCCTCAGAAAGAGGTGGCTCAGATTGAGTGGGAGTTCTCCAGCACTGTAGAGCGAGGCAGGGATATTACGACAAGTATTGCAACTGCCCTTGGTATGAGTGAACAGGATTTGGACAACTTGTTTATCGAAGCTTCTAAACTATAAGGACATGCATGAAATACTCTGAATTTAAGAAAGTATGCCAGAGCGGGGATTTAATAGCAGTGAGCCACCAAGAGTGGGAGAGCATTTCTGATATAGAGTCGCAGATTGTCCGCATGGCTACTGAATCAGAGTATAGCCATGTGTGCGTACTTGTCAAAGATAATGATGGAAAGCCTTGCGTCCTAGAAGCTGTAGTTCCTGAAGTGACTGTTAGCCCGCTTACGAAGTATTTGAATAGTGGCTTCTACCATATTGCCACACCAGACAAACCAATGAGCAAGGAAGAAGAAGCTTACGGGATGTCTAAAGTAGGTCAGAGCTATTCCAAGCTAGAAGCAGTTGCTGGATATCTTGACTTGCTTCCTATTGGTGGGGATGAGCTTTGGCAATGCAGCGAGCTTACGATTGCTATGCGTAAGCTTTCAGGATTGGACCTTGGGCCACATGCTACACCGGCAGCAGTAGTAAAACAAGCCCTTTTGCGGGGATATGAACTCAAACTGATTGAAAGGGATTGATATATGGACTACTCGTTGTTTCTCGGACCTGTACAGGCATTGTTGGGTGCTCTCTGCGCAGTGCTGTGGGCGAGTTTGACAGAGACGAAGAAGAAGGCTGAGAAGGTGGAAGCAGACCTTGCGCAGTTCAAGGTGGACGCAGCAACGAATTTCACCACTAAACATGAGATGCGTGCAGCTATTGAGTCTCTTAGCAAAGTTATCGAAGCGCAAGGCAACCGCATCGAAAGCCGTTTCGATAAAATTGAAGATCGTCTGAGCAAGATGTTGGAGCACAAGGACTGACATGGACATCACGCTTGAACAGTTGGTAGCCATTTCTCCTTACACCAAATCTCGTGCAAGCGTATTCCTGCCTTACCTCAACGCTGCTATGAGGGAGTTTGACATTACAACTCCACTGCGTCAAGCAGCGTTTCTTGGGCAGATATTACACGAGAGCGGGAGTTTGGTGTACACGGAAGAGATTGCATCTGGCAAGGCATACAATGGGAGAGTTGATCTTGGTAACACTCAACCGGGAGATGGAGAACGCTTTAAAGGCAGATCGCTAATTCAGATCACAGGGCGTGTAAATTACGTCAAGGTGATGCTTGCCCTTGGAATCGATTGTCTTGTTCATCCAGAGATGTTGGCACAGCCTGAAAACGCTTGTAGGGCATCGGCATGGTGGTGGCACGATCATAAGTTAAATGAGATTGCAGACCTAGGCACACAAGACGCTTATCGAAAAATAACCAGAACTATTAATGGCGGCTACAACGGATGGGAGGATCGTCTTGCCATCTATAACCTAGCAAGAGAGGTGTTGGGATGTTAGAGAAGATGAAGGCTCTGATGAGCCTGTTTAAACAGGGGTCGGCTGTTGCTGATCCTGCAAAATGGAAGAACCGGCAGATTAGCGCGACGATGCTTGCTGGCTTAATTATTGCTATTGTACAACTTGCACGAGCATTTGGGTATGAGATTCCGATTGACACTGACACGGCTACAGCTATTGCAGGCGGGTTTATTGCTGTTTTTAACACTGTCTTCACAGTGGTCACAAGCAAGCACGTCGGACTGCCCACGAGCACCGTACGAGAAACCAAACAGGCTTTGCCAAGCGATGAACAGCCTGCCGAAGAAGAGTCCGCCACAGTGCAAGTTGAAGCCACATCTAATGATGGACGAGGAGTTATTAATACATCAGTTGATGACGACGTACGTGCTCGTGCCATTGAATGGTCAAGACAACACACATCAACAAACGTATTCACAAATGATGCTTAACTCCGTCAAGGGAGTTGACATCACGTTGAAATGTCGATTATGATTAAAAGCGTGAGATAGCACTAACTGGCCCTCACGCTTTCCCTTAAGCGTCTTTGGTAGAGACTGCTTTAGCCCCTTCACCGTGAGGTGTTGGGGCATTTTTATTATCAGGCTGCTTGTTGTTGTGCGCCTTTTGCAAACGCCTTGATATCATTGTAGAAAGTCACGAACGCAGCGATAACTTCGGTGATGTGGCTCAGCAGAGCATCGAACGGCATCGGGGGGCTAGAAGCTTCGTAGATCGATTTGATAATTGCAACTGCAAGGTCTTTCTTCTTGGCGCCATTGCCTGCACCGACAGCAGCTTCAACGTTCTTAACAGTGTCGCTGATGACTGGCAGCAGAGGGGCGACAACTTTACCAACAGTGATGATGTTCATTTGATCTTTTCCTTAATTTAACTTGGTAGAGGTTAGTGTTTGTGCTTCGTGGCCGTTCGGCTCTTGTTCTGTCTGTTTCCTAGGGAAATCCTTGTTCTGAATCAACCCTGAAGTAAGGATATCCTCAGGAAACATTACTGTCAATCCATATTTGAGATAAATCACGCTCTATAGCAACAGCATATACATGATCTTGTGTAAATGTTGCGTGAATTGTCACAGTGACTGTCAGTTAGTCATCTCAAGATGACTTTATTCATCGACCGCTTTACTCAGAGCATCAAGAGTTTCCGCTTCGGCAACGATGTCCTTGGTGGTGGCTTTGTAGCGAGCCGTGATGAACTTACGAACGATCTTTTTGTCAAGCTTCATCTTGTCCGATGCCTCTTGAACAAGGGTCTTGAAGTCTTCTGCGAGAGCTTCTTTCTCAGCCAGCACGTTGATGCCACGGCGCAGGAAGTTGGTCAGTTCGTCTGCATTCACAGTTGCGTTATCGATGGTGATCGTCTTAGTCATTGTTGATCCTTTAATCGTCAATATTTACAGTAAAATTTTTAAGTGCTTCGTATGCTCGTGGATCGATTTTGTCTTTCCACTTTTCGGCAAGAAGTTTAGCTATTTCTTCCTTGCGATTCTTATATGCGAGGAATGCTTCTTCTGGAGTTTCAAAGTAACCAATTTTCCGGTATAACCCTGTTCCGGATGAAGCACATTCTGCACAAAACTTGTGTCTCCGATCTTGGCAATAAGAAACACCAATAGGATATTTACCTCTGGCCCGTTTAGATTTTGTAAGAAACTGGTTGATTGCCTTGGGGAGAAATACGCAAGTCTCCGAAGAATAAACTTTTCCAAAACTTGACAACAAATCTTTATCTAACTGGAAGTTTTCTTCGCAGTATCCTACTTGAGTTTGACACCAATCCGCAAACTCTTGAAAGTCTTTAAAGGACACTTCAACACCTTTGTATGTTGGATTTCGCTCCAACATCTTTCCAGATGTTCTACTTTGGATCGCCCACCAAAGCATTCCTGCCTTTGTATATACCCTGCCTTTCCCAGTCCCTACATACCAAACCCAACCTCCGTCGGAATGCTTAAAGTCCGGTATCTTCATTTCACTTTTTGCTCACGGCGCTCGCGCTTTTCCCAATTTATCCAAGTACCTTGCTCAGCACTGTTATGAAACAACTTGCCACGTTTAAGAGCCTTCACAACCCCGTTGGCTGCTGCACGGCGACTACGGTAAGCCTCGAAAGATTCGCCTTCACCTCGTACCAGAGTGTTGTAAGCGGTTTGAGTAGTTTGTTTAGTCATTCAAATTCTCCGTCATATTTGTATTCACTAGAATTGTTGATCGCCCAAGGGTAGTCATCAATCCACACATCAATAAGAACACCGTTCTTCTCGGTGTACTCTTTCTTAGCTTGCAGGTCAGTGGCGAAGAATCCGTGCACTTTCCCGTCAAGCTTTTCATACACTTCAGGCATCATTCCTTCGTTACGCCAAGTCACCAAATAAATCTTATGACCCGCTTTGCGGAAGATGTCTAGCACTTTGTCCCATGTTGCAGGGTCACGAGTGTATGTGTCATCGAAGTCGATCCCTATGTTCATCAAGCTTCTTCTACACTAAAGTACGAAACAAAGTTTTTATTAAAGCCGACTCGTGGGCTGTATTTAGAATCCCCTCGGTAAAGATAAAGAAAGTCTCCCTCTTCACCTACAGCCACGACATCCTCTACGACATTCGTGCAATCATTTCTAGTTGTTACGGTCACGGTGTACATGATAGCCTTTTACGCAAATACCTCGCCGTTAGGCGAAAACCTGCACACGTTGCTTGCCACTCTCGTCCGTAAAGCTCGCCCACAGTTTACCTTTACCGACATACGCACAAGCGTGAAACTCAGCATTGATGTGACGTGCAACCTGTTCTTTCGACACGCCAGTACGCAGGATGGCGTTAACTCGGGTAGCAATCTGTTCGATCATGTTCATGTGTTTCTCCTTAAAATGTTTGTGTCGTTTGCTGCGACAGGAAGAACTATACTCTTAACAATCCTTCCCGTCAACAACAATTTTAAATTATTTTAATGCTTCAAACTGTTCGTCGGTAAGCGACTTAAATTTGTTGTAGTCGCCCATGTGCACAACAGTGTTGCCATCTTCCAAGAACACTTGCGGGACACTACGAAGGCCGCACTCTCGCATAACATTCATAGCCTCGTTGTCTTCGTAAATATCTACCTTCTTGTACGACACACCCTTGCGATCCAGCAGGTCAGCGAGTTGCCCGCAAGCCACACAGCTTGGCATAGAGTAAATCAGAATAGTTTTCAAAATGTATCCCACCCTTCCACAGCAGTAGACTGCGAATACTCAGTTACGTTGGTTTCAAAGAAGTTCTCCTTCTTTGCTTGATCCAAATATGCATAAGGGTCAGTGTTGAAACCTTTGTACAGAGTGCCTAATCCAACAACCTTTGCACGTTGGTTCGCCAAATGCTTCACCTTGGCTTCAGTAGAAGCTTTAGAAATACCAAGAATGTTATCTCCGTAAATAGCATGCCCCCAAGCGATTTCTTGCTGCACAGCCGTATCAATCACTGCACGAAGCATCTGCTTGTCATCTTCATCGAACAACTCTTTGATGAGATAGTTCATGAATGACACATGAGTCACTTCATCGTTCTCGATATATTTAATTACCTTAGCCACGCCGACAGCTTTATTACGAGAAGCAAGCTGATAAAAATAATTGAAGCCGATGTAGAAGTAAATCCCCTCAAGAACGAAGTCAGCAGCAAGCGCCTTCTTAAAGTTCTTCTCAGTGCGATCCTTCACAAACTCTTCATACATGTTAGCAATCAGTTTGTTGCGTTCAAGCAACAGTGGATTCGTACGCCAGTAGTTGTAAATCTCTTCCCTGTCAAGATTCGGGAACAACTCTTGCAAGATGTACTGATAACTCTGGCTATGTACAAGTTCCTGATACGCCTGCACGGTGAATAGACCTGATACTTCCGGTGCAGTGATGTAGTCGGATAGAATTGGAAGATTCGCCACTTGCATACTATCCAACGCAATCAGAAACGAAAGCGTGTTCTTGAACGCTTCCATCTCGTCAGAGGTAAGCTCCTTGATTGTAACCTTGTCTTCAACCAGACTGACCTTCTGTGGAAGCCAGAAGTTGTTCTGCATGATGTTGACAAGGTTACTTGCCCATTTATACTTAACAGAGTTCAGATTCATAATGCCGGTGGAGTTACCACCGACAATCTGTTTGTCTGCAATGTCATCCGAGCCAAACTCGTTAAAAACCTTTTTTTGCTCTAGTTGCATATCTCTCCTTACGAAGCGCAGGCTACACAAGCTTCTTCCCGTGGAGCAAGCGTAGCATTTTTCTTAATAGTCCTCACATAGTAGATAGTCTTGATCTTCTTCTCATGAGCGTAGTGGATGGCATCATACAAGTCCTTCGCACTAAATCCCTCGCGATTCTGGTCAAGAATCCACTCCATGCTAATCCCGGTATCAGTGAACGTTTGTGCAGCAGATACAGCGTCAATAATTTCAAACACTGTGTGCTTAGCAAAAGTTTTCCCGTAGCCAATAGGATTATCCTTCAAAAACTTCGCGCTGACAAGCAGACTTCCGTTTTTATTGTCTTCGCTGAAGAATGCGGAATAGACAGGCAGCACAGTCGCAGATGCGTCTTGATAGATACTTGTGCTCGTCGTAGGTGCTGGCGAAGTTAGTTGCGAGTTCAGAATGCCAAATGTATCAATCCTCCACTGCAAGGCGTCCCAATCCCACTTACCGTTACTGTTCTCCTTAAAGCGCTTAACCATGTTGCCATTAGCCCACTCGCTGTGAGGGAATGCTTCAAACGTGTATCCAAGTTCTTCAGCCATCACTGTGCTTTCCCAAGCAGCATTGAACTCGATACACTCAGCTAACTCCTTGATGACATCAACGTTCTTAAACGTCATCCAGTTCTTAGCAAGGTAGTCATGCAAGCCCATCTGCCCGATGCCGATAGTGCGATAACGCTTGTTATGAGCAGCCGTGATGGGGTCGGGATTGTTCGTCAGTTCAATACCATAGTTCAGCAAACGTGTTGCAACACGGGCAACATACGCAAGCTCATCCATATCGACAATATTACCTTCGTTGATCGATGCGAGATTGCAGACGTGTCCATATTTATCAGGCACAACATTAGAGTAAGACTCAACACAAAGGTTTGCGCACAGAATGCCATATGCCTCAGGATCGCCCTTATTAGGGTTGACTTCATTGATCGTATCGATATTAGTCATATACGGCAAGCCAGTATCGAACTGCGAACGCATAATCAACTTCATCAGATCACGAGCATTCTCAATCTTGCGAGCAACCTTCAACTTACCTTCTTCAAAAGCTTTCTCAATCTCTGAATAGATAGCTTTAAACTCTTTACCGTACTTGCCACGAACGTCAATACCCAACTTCTGCTTAACTTCGTATGGGCAGAACGTAACCCACGGCTGCTGGCTCTTATCTCGTTCGTAGAACAGGTCCGGTATGGTAACTTGCGGGAACACGTCGTAAGACTTCAAACGAAGATCACCATGCTCTGTCTGCATATCCAAAAAATCTTGAATGTCATTGTGCCACACAGGAAGCGCAGGGGTGATTGCGCCTGCACGCTTACCCCCCTGATTCACTGCCACCGCAACGTCATTGATGATCTTGACCCACTGCGTCACAGGGCCAGCAGCGTTCTCATATCCACCGACCATTGAACCTTCGGCACGCAGGAATCCGAGGAACACACCAATACCCCCGCCACTCTTACTAATTTTTGCCATACGTTTGACGTTATCAAAAATGCTTTCAAGATCGTCTTCGATAGCTAGAATGAAGCAAGATGCTACGTTGCCACCTTTGCGCAGATTACTCATGAACGGGGTTGCCAGAGACAGCTTCCGCTTGCTAAGAATGTCGTAAAACTCTTTAGCACGAGCTACACGGTTAGACGCCTTCTCAAGCTGAGCAAAACGCATTGCACTCACCATGTGCATATGTTGGTTCAGTTCATACTTACCAAGATACTTCTTTTGCACTGTGACAAGAGACGAGTGGGAATGGTCCAAGTCACGGTCCATGTCAACGTATTTGCCAAGCTCCGCAAAGTCATCTTCCGAGTAGAACTCCAGCAAATCTTTCGTGTACTCATTCTTGCGAATGTTGTAATGCAGAACTTCTGAAAAAGTCTTACCCCGCAGCTTGAAGTTTGCCCACATATCTGCCGCCATCGCGCGCCCTGCAACATTCAGCCACTCAGGTTCTTGCGGTGTTGCAAGTTGTTTGGCATGCTGGATAACATTCTTCTGAATATCAGATGTCTTAATTCCGTTGCGAAGGAACTGATCAATACGTGCCTCAAGGGCAAGTGCGTTAGCTCCAGTGCCTTCTACAGCATGCGCAATGGACTGCTTCAGCTTCGATACATCATACGGAACTTTGCTACCGTCCCGCTTCACAACCATAATTTGCTTCTCAGACATCAACACTCCCTTCTTTACTCTTACGTTTCTTATATTTTTTCCTAAGCTTTTCAGCAGGCTTCGGATTGCTATACTCTTCCAAGGTTTTCACCGAACCATCGGCATTAAACTGACTTCCTCGGATATGGAAGAGAATCCCCTCAAGCTGTTCAATCTGTTCAACAATCTTACGTTCTTCGTCTCGATACTCTTCAGCCTCCTTGGTAGGAATGTTATCGTCAAGTGCGTGACTCCCTCCGTAAGCTGGAACAGTGTGCCCCATCGAATGTAACTCTTCAAACAACGATTTGTCTTGAAGACTCGCTGCGATAAGAACGTCTTCAGGTTGCGAGTACTTGCCTTTCAGGTGATGACGCTTCAACGACAACTCACCAGCAAACAAGTAACCAATTTTAACATCACCTGCAAGAGTTCGGTGTTGTGCGGCATAAATATGCACAGGTTTAGCCACATCCATGCCCAAAGTTTCTAGAACGTCATACACAATTTCAGCGTTGTCAAGATGCACAAGATCGAAGATGTTCATGTGCTTCAGAGGGTCGGCAAGCAAGATGTCGTAGCAGGAAATTACCTTCACGCTTCACCTCCAAAGAAACCTTCTGGCACAAGATCGGCAATCTCTACAGATTTGAAACCAATAGGTTTACGAATCTTGTGATTCTTATCTTTCAGAATATGGCACCAGTATTTGTGATTGTATCCAATAGACCACCCTTGTTGTTTATAGTACACCTCATCTGCTAGAGCAATTTCACTAGGGAACTTCTCAAGATTGTTAGCATTCACCCGATCAATTGCCTCACTCACATCAAACCCTGCCACGTTCATCTTCTGAATCAAACCCATCAACGTGACAAAACCATCGCACACGCCATCCAGCAGCCCTACAGCATCCTTGTTGTAGAAGGCGTCTTTGAGTTCGCTGATTTCCTCTACAACCACTTTAATTTGTGCTTCGATAGCAGCAACGTCAACGTTGTCAAAATTGCCAGCGATATCATTAAACTTTTCAACCGACTCATATTGTCGCAGAATATCCATTAATTACCTCCAAATTCTTTCTCAAGCCATTCCATGCTAACAAACAACGGGTCGTAGCTACCATCTCGCACATTATGCTTCAGCACGATTCCCCTCCAGTGTTTGTTCCCCTGTACACCCTTGTAATGTTCCTCATGCACGTAAGCAGCCCCACAGATCATCCCCCATTGCTGCTTACCACTCGACGGGAGAAACCTTGTAGTGACATCCAGAGTCTGCCTATGGCCCATCGTGAAGCTCTCACCAATGGTCTTCAGCATGTTTTGTGCAGTGCCAGTAAGAGGCTTACCAGACATAACATTTGGGAAGTAGTGGCAGTAATTTACACCGTCAATTGTAATCGGCGTAAGAAACGGAACAACTTCCCAACCCATCTCCTTGTACTTCAAGTCATCAATACTCAGAAATCCGTGAAGCTCTGCGTTAGCGTCTACGTGCCGAGAGATTCTATCCTCATGATTGCCTAGAGTCAAGACCAGTCGTGGGTTGTAAACTTCTTCTCCGTTTTCTCGCTGTTGCTTTTGCAAATCTCGTAGAGGCTTCAACAGCGTTTCCATACCTTCGATAGCAGCTTTAATATCTTCCGTAACACGTTTACCTTCCGCTGTGCGCCTGCCTTTATCATATGTGCTGAGACTTTCCATGTCTGCGTGATCGCCAATTTGCACAACGACATCCGGTTTTTTACGAACGATGTATTCGCCAATCCACCGAAGATAGTCCAGAGAAATCCCCGGCCTCACTTGTGTGTCAGGAATTACAAGATGAGTTTTGCTTGGTTGCTCTGGCTCGTTAAAAGCTTCATCAAGTTGCTCAACACTCTCATCAACCTGCTTTTGCATTGCACAGTAATTACGTAAGTGGTCACTCACAGTACTCTTCGCCACACCCAGCAGCTTCGCAATATCGCGCCAAGACATAGTATTCGTGTTATGCAATGCTACAGCCTGCACTTTCCAATCTTCTTGCTCGATCATTTAATCTCCTTCTTCCACAGTGTAATTGCATCACTTTGAATATGCGCCTGCCCAACAATATTGCCATTAATCTTTTTAAGTAGTTTTAATATGTCTCGCAAATAAAAGGAGATAGACAGCAACAGACAAAACAGAGCACAAAACATCAATGCAGTCACACGCCCTCCATCTCTTCAATCTTCTTACGCAAATCATCTTGACGGCTCTTATAATTCGCCACAAGCCTGTTGTGATGCTCAATCGTCTGTTCCTGAATACGGATGCTATTGTCAAGCTGGAAAATCTGCTCTTTGAACTCTTTCAGTTGACGCTGTTGTTCGGCTGTGAGAACGGGCTTGGGGAGGATTTTCCAAGAATGCTTGAGGGAACACTTTACCTGTTCTTCGGTAACACTAAGTGATCGTCCACCCTCTTGACACGTAAGTGTCCAATAAAGCTTCCCGCGTACGGCCTTAAAACGCTCATCCAAACTGTTGGTGAAGTAAAACTCATCCGGCAATTTATCTTTCTGCTTTGGGTTGTCGTCCACCAACAACCAAAGCCCATCTTCCACCAGCCAATTCACCTCGTTGCTATCAAACACAACATGCGGCACAAAACCAACAACATTTGCCCACCCTCGTGCCCATTTCACTTCGTAGTCACCGTAGCGGTTGAGCTGTGCAGTGTGAGTGTAGTTGGTGTAGTCTGCGTGTCGAAACTGGAATACGTCTGGAATTTCTTTCATGCTTTCTCCTTGTGTTGTTGAATCGCACATCCTTTGACGTGCTCGTAAGCTTGTTGCAGGGCGTTGATGAGTTGAGGAATATCCGATGGATTGAACGCTGTTGTGTACCAGTAAGTGTCTCTCACAACAATTTCACCGTGCACATCTTTGACGATAACGTATTCACCGTCATGTCCTTTAAATTCAATATTCATCACACCTCCTTTAAGATGTTTGTTAATGCTTCTCTACGTTGAACATCATTTCTACAATCATACCCGTTTTGCGTGAGGAGTGCAACCATTTCTGCCCTGTTCTCTTTACGCAACAGACGGATAACTTCTTTCTGTATCTTAGCTTCTTCAAAAGTGATGCCCAGAGTCTCTGCCAACGTATGTGTAGAGTGACAAGGTTCCTTGCACAGCACTCGCAAATTATCAACTTCGCAGTACAGGTTGTTAGCGAAATTGCCAATGTCCTCTACAGATAAGATTGACCCTGCTGCGATTGGAAAATGGTCAACACAAACTTCTTTAAGTTTTTTCCATTCCCGACATATAGCACAGACGTACTCCCACTTCTGCTGCTTGTTAGGACCACTGTACGGGCGACGAGCAAGTTCCAAGGCTTTGTTGCGAGGAGGCCAGCGGAGGCTCTTAGACCTGAGCGCCGAACGAATCCATGCAAGGTATGCTGCCTCCGTCATTGTACCACCGCAGCGGGTAAGTTTGTTATCTTTCTCAGCCAAGTTGCACCCCGATCTTTTGGCACATACGGCTAATTTGGCTACAATCGATATTCAATAACTTACCGATAGAAATCGTGGTTTCGCCCTCTAACCTTAACCAAGCCATCAAACGGATTTGAGCATCAGTTAGTGACCCATTGTAAGGCGTCTCTTCACCACTCAACTTAAGAATTTTACGACCTTCTCGCTTACCAGCAACTGCCTCTTCTACGGTCCAACCGCGTAGCAACCTGTATTGCAACGTGTTTGACTTTACTTTTAGCAGATCGCCCAATTCTGCGTAGGTGTAGAATTTTCCTTCGTACTCAACATTGCCGACATGATCGAGACGCCTAATAAAGTCTTTTCTCGGCTCCCACATACAATTGTCAGGACCGTAGGAACCTGCTAAGTCTTTTCTGGTAAGGTTATATCCTTTCGGGCAATCCCCCATATCTTTGTAGAATTGTGCCAAACCACCCTCTCCACACCACACATCATCAACAGTAGTGTTGTTTGCCTTGGCACGAGTGAACATGTTATAGTAGATAGGTTTGATTGGGTGTTTAGTAAGACCGTGTTTCAGCAGCCCACCATCCCCGCCAATGGCCCTATTCCACCCGATGTTCTTCTTGGGGCGAAGGTGTTTTTCAGCAGACAACACTTCATTTCTGGTTCCTGTAATCAGTGTCTCCACCATTGTGTAGGAAGACGTTAGTAATGCACTTGAAAAAGCATCTGAATAATTTCCACACTTTGCTGCGCTCAAATGCTGTTCGTATCGCTGTATCACACCAATACCTGTAACTCCTACGTACCCTTGGGAATAGACATCTGAATGCCTAATGTCGTGAATCCAATAAAGATAATGAAGACGATCACTCATATCAACCCCCACTCCTCACTAAACTTATACCTCTGCTCAACACTATCGAGCATCTTAAGAAGCATAACATTCTCATCCATCACTTCAACCCAAGACAAGATTGTCCCATCTTCCAGCTTGTGCCCATCCTTGAACGTCTCTTGATACACCCAAGCAACGCGCTTGGCAAGTTCCTCTTGTGTCTCGCACCCGACAAGACATTTCGTAGCAGCAACCTCACCGAACCCCTTGCCCTTGCGAATACCGAACTTCTCTCGCACAGAGTCTACAGCAGTAGGAATGCCAAGAATATTATCGATTGTATCTCCTCGGAGGCTTTGCCAGCAGAGTTGATAGAAGCCGTCAAACTCGTTCGTGTACGTCGCAGCGTCATCCCACCTCGTAGCGTCAGTGTGCCAGCCCACACACATCTTCAAGTCTTTGTCAGGGCTGCTAATTGCCCTGTCAGAATCTTCGCCAAGATGCTTGTGCTCAGCAAGCCAGATAGAGCAAACATCATCACTCTCGATGTTCGTCTGCGGCTGCACTATATAATCTGAAATACGAGCAATCAGCTTTTCCTTTATAGCGTTGAACAGCAACGGTTTAGCAGGGCGCTGACCCTTGTAGGGCTGAATTCTAGCAATCTTATCACGGAAGTTGCCATGTTTCCCGCCTAGAACAAACTTGACACTCTTAACAGGGTTGCTCTCACTGATCTGATACATCCTGCCAAGCAACCCTTCTACAGCGTTGTTAACACTGCCAACAATAGTAGCATTGTCTTCAATTTCAAACTGCTCAGCTTTCCACTTCGGATTCTCTTTCAGCCAATTCTTAAAGGCTGTACGATTCTCGTATTCTTTCTTGCGACCTGACGCAATGTGACGAGCAAAGATTGTGTTCTTTTGTTGTGCAGCAGCAGCAGAAACTAGCGGAGTGTCGAAGTCACAGTATAGATGATACTTTCTCATAAGCCTCCAAAAGTTAAGCCCCACACCCTTACGGATGCAGGGCAGATGTTACTCTACAATGTTGTCAATCTTAAAATGGGGCTTGTTCATCGTCTTCCATTTCCGGCTCAGGCTTCTTAGCGGCAGAGCGTGCTGCACGACCTTGCGTCACTTCTTCACGAGCCGCTTCTGCTTTAACCGGCTTAGCATCGCCGAATTCCGATCCTGCTACACCACCGCCAGAGGACTTGTACTCAATAAAACCGTCTTCGTCCATAAGAATGTTATTCAGTTGAGCGAACGTACCAAACGAATTCTCAGTGATGCGGTACGACACTTTAGCCTTGCTGCCGTTGCTGATGAGTCGACTGGTAGTAATTTCCACACGCTCACCGTCTTTGGTGTCCAGCAGCACGCGAGGGCGGTACTTCTCATCGTACATCTCGCCATCTTTGGATGCAGGCTTGCGCATTTTAATCACATAAACTTCCTCACCGCCAAACGGAGGTTCCATCTTGAACTTCTGCTGAAACTCTTCTGCATCGAATTCCTTTGCCTTTTGTTTAGCAAATTGCTTATTAAAAGCTTTGGCAGTAGCCTTATCAACGATACAGTCAACTTCGTACACGAGGTCTTCAGATTGAAACTTTTTTACCGGCTCCCCAATCTTCGCGTAAGCCAGCACAACATTGTTCAGAACACCGTATTGATTTTTGTCAGCCATTATTTATTTCCTTCTCTTGAATAAAATTACAACATTTGTGGAATGCCTCTTGGCGCTTCCTCCTTATAGGCTCTCTGAGAACGCACAGAGCAGACGTACAGCAATCTTACATCATCAGGTGCAACAGGAAGCCGCAAAGCAGTGCCAGAGCCGATACCATGATAATTTCAAGCGACGCTTCCCAACCTTCTTTCTCTTGCACATGTGTGGTGTAAGGATTAAACAGGAATGTGTTCACCAATAGTTCAAGGCCAAACACAGCCACAACAGAAATTGCAGGCAAACCGAACACTGCTACAGCAAACCAACCCCACAGCATAGTGATAGTCCAAGCGTTAAAGCCTGTGGCAAACAGACCGAGAACAAATTTACCAATCAGTACACCAATACTATTTTCTTTCTTCATACATCTCCTCCTTCATAATAAAGCTTCCAAAGTTCCTTCTCAACATCCTCAATCGACTTGGTGCCAAACAAGCAGGATACCTCGTAATCGTCAATCCAAATCGATTCAATCTCGATTTCGCCATCGAAGCCGGGTTCATCCCTTGTGGTATCGTATGGAGCATAGAACCAAAAGTACACCGTCATCTCTATATTATTCAGCTTAATATCCCGACAAATCACTTTCGGAACGTCTTCATCGCGCATTCATATTTCTCCTTCATTTCATCCCATAATAGCAAGAAGCCTATTCGGTAAATCATTATCCAGTATGTTAGGGCATTCACTCTGCCTCCAACTCAATCATCTTATAGAGCATCTTGTACAGCTTATCCACTTCCTGCTGCATCATACGGTTCTCTTCTTCGTTAGCATCCATCTCGTCGCACAGAAGATCAATTCGAGATTCGATTTCTTCCTTTGTCATTCTCCCTCCTTAATTTCAAGGTTAGCATTATACAGATTCAGTTTCTCGCTGTCAAGAACATTTTTATGATTCTTAAGAATCTCGTCTTCAGGATTAAGAATCATGCGGTCAATCTCACCCCAAAGGTTGTTCACCGTGCGCATACTTTTAACAGTGCCCTTTGCATCAGCAGCAAGATACCCGTGTGCGTGCAACCAATCAGCAGCTTTGAACGCTTTTACTTTGTACCAATTAAAGTGAGCGTCACGTTTAATGCAGATGCCCTTGGGCCAATCGTCAGCAAAGACAATGAAGTAAGGAACCTTGATAACAACATCTCGACACTTGTTAGCAATTGCTGAGACTACGTGTGCAGCAAGCTTTTGGTAGTCTTCTTCGATTGCTGGGTGAGTTGCTGCCCTAGCTTCGTTGGTCGGCTTGACACGTTTATGCATCCCATACCTGCTCGTAATGCTGCTCAATCGCGTCTAGTGCACATTGCATGGAATTTCCGTGATATAGCTTCAGGTTGTCCTCTGCTGGCAAATACCAAACACGAATTCCTTGCGGGCAGAACACGATTTGATATCCAAGTTCACCGTAGCGAACTAGATTTTCGCTGAAGATTTCCATAACACCCTCACAGCATCACAGCAGTTACAGTGTAGCCAATATCTTCAGCCTCAAACCCATCTTGTGTCCACTCGTCCCATAAACAATGGTTGGTGCTGTCCGCGTACACGTACTTAGGTTCAGACACCTTCTCAGGACTTTGCCCATGATCGCAATAGCCGTACACTTCAAGATTGCCGTCGAATTTCTTCAGTGCTTCGATAAGCTCTTTAACCTTCATTCGTAATCCTCCTCATTTGGATAGAAATCGTCTACAAGGTCCAGATATGCACGTCGAAACTGATCTTTTGTGATATCGCCATTTTCAAGGTCTTCTTCAAGATATGCAACTTCCTTATCAAAGCGTTCATCAATAGTCATCATTCAATCTCCATTCCAGTAATACTCGCTTCAAGTCCCTCTGCAATTTCTCGCAGCTTGTCTTCGATAAAACCCTTCGTGTAGACGTATTGGTCGTCTGTGAGGTAGCCCGAGTCGATGTTATCTAGGGTTAGGGTGATTTTAAGTTCCATTGTAATTAGTGGCATGTTGCCCAGTTAGTTCCAATCATATATCCGGCAGTAAGCTCAACGTTAAGTTTGTAGTATTCACCAGACATTTTAACCGCTTGTACAGCAAGCTCTCCTGCTCTGTTGTACGCTCTGAACCAACCTTTGTCATTGTGAATTACATCGCTCCAGCGTTTACCTTCAGGGTCAACAAAATTCTTAGCTTCTTCTTCAGTTTCAAACTTCTTAAACTTCACTGCGCTACGCCGAACTTCGTACTGTGCTTCGTCGTGATAGGCAATTAATTGTTGGCAAAAGTCTTTATTCCTCCAATCATCTTTGAAAAAATCAACGCTCAGCCCTTCTTTCTCCAGCATCTTATCATGAATCACCATCGCACGCTTAGCACAGATAACGCCTGCCGACTGAAGATAACTGTTAATCACGTTGCCTTTAGAACGAATAGGAAGCTTGCGTTTGTCAATAGCAGGGATAAACTTCTTCTGCCCCGGTCCTTCCCAATACTTCTGCATAGCCTCTTTCAGCAATTTCAAAGGCGCCGCTTGAGTCCAGAAAGCATCGAAAATAACTTGCCCGTCTTCTAAGCTACAACCCACGGTCTTAGCAACTCGTTTCGGTTGTGCGTTGTAGCTGCACCCATACTTCACAGGCTTTGCGGACTGGCGCGGAAAGCTTCGTCCTAATAGTTCGGTAATCGAACGAGCCAACACAGAGTGGCAGTCATTTGGTTTCTCTGCCGTCAAGCTGTAGCCATACTCCGGACCACCGGGATACTTCCAAACTGCGTGAGTCTCCATTTTTGCCTCCAGACTGTCAAAGTCGAACGCCATTTGCAAGAAGCCGTCTTTAACGTCAACACCAAACAACGAACGCATTTGCGGGCCGTACAAGCTTGTAGTGCGGCTGATGTTTGCGACGCGGCGGTGTTTCATGCGGCTAGTAGCTGCGTCGCACGTGCCTGCGGGCGTAGGAATCCTGCCATCTATATCTAATCGTGGCTCTGACAGAAAACCCTTCTCTGGCTCCTCTTCCTCGTCATCTGGGTCTACACCTCCTCCGAGAATGCTATTGCGACGGTGTGTGTACGTAAAATAATCAGACACAAGCTTTGCATGAGGAAACTTATCAGCAATCTCAAGAAGCTTAGGATCAATCTCCTTCTCTTGTCCAACGGTAAGCGTCGGGTTAGTGTACACCTTCAACGGACGTTTGATGTCGTGCTTCAACAACTTTTCACGCAACCGCTTCGGACTAACTTCCAACTCTTCGCAGCGGTCTTTACAGAAAGGAGAACTCAACGTTTGCTCTACATACTTCTCAACTGCGGCCTCAAACTTCTCCTGCGTAACTTTCTTCTTCTTAGCATCGCATGTCAAGTCACGTTCTTTGTACTGCGAAGGTTGCCATTTGAACTTCTCTACAAGCCAACCCTTTAGGTGTGCGCTATCATTTGCGCTGCTGCTTAATTTACCCGGCTCCGTGCTAATAAGAGGCTCGCAAGGGATAGGAAGCTTATGAGTCTTACCCAGCAGGGTAGCGTACCAACCGTCTTCACGTTCCTCTAAAGTGCCTTCGTGCTTTGCTACAAAATTCTTAAGATGCGTACTAGGGGCACCCGACTTAAGAAACTGTGTTGCAGGAGGAGTGTACTCCTTTTGTTTCGTTTTCGCAAGGGGGCGCGGAGGAATAAGAGGCTCAACAATCTTACGAATATCTTCCATCTTCTGGTCCAAATCTCGCACGCATTCCTCTGCAAAATTCTTATCAAACCAAAAGCCACGATGTTCTTGACGAGTGATGATTTCTGCAACCTTCTGCTCCATCTTGAACGCGTCCTGCCAAGGCCAATCGCCCCACTCTTTCAAAAGAGCATTGTAAACCTTATGGTTAACTTCTACGTCTCGGACGTTGTACTCCAGCATTTCAGGATGATAAACTCGGAACTCAGCACCCTTTTCGGCGTCTTTATCGATCAGGCCAATCTCGATAGCTTTGGCACGCCAGTCAATCTTCTCAAGGCCAAGAGTCTTACCCCAAGCTTCGATGCTGTGCCCTCCGTAGCGGTCCGGGTTGAGCACTTTGCTGGCAATCATCGTATCGTAGATGACCACAGGGCGACCGTCAAACATATCTACGTCGTCAATCTTGTAGTCCAGTCCCAGTGCCAGCTTCAATGCCAAAAGGTCGAAGTTAATGATGTTGGCGCCGATTAGCATTGTTACTTGCTTACTCCATTGCGGAAACTTTGTGTAGCATTCTTCCTGCACGAACTTGTAGATTGTGCCAGTATCGATATCTTTGGCAACAATGCAGTGAATCTTGAACGTGTCTTTCAGCTTGTAAGGGCTGGCCGTGTAGTCGATTGCAGTACTGTCAAGAAGCCCTGTACTCTCGATGTCAAACACTACTCTCAATCTTTTTCTCCTTTTCTAAGTAGGCTACTACGGCCTCGTGTGCAGCTTCCTCTGTTTCAAAAACCCCCAGATGAACTTGCCTTAACTTTCCTTGTTCATCGCGGCGACTTGTAACGGCACGCCATTTACCCTTGTGAGAGCACACGCCGTAGTACTTAGAAGTCTTACGCTTGTAAGGTCTTTTCCCGTTGTCCAGTGTGACGATATTTTCCTTAATCATTCTCAACGCTTCTTCGTCGCCAAACTTTAGCTTCCATTCTACGGCCTGATCCCTCGCATCAGCGGCTTCTTCTTTGCTGTCAAATATGTTAATAGTGAACGGCACGTTATCAAACGTTACTTGAGCAATCCAGCGGTCATCCCAAGGAAGTACGCCTAAACGCCCAGACCGCGTATTCCGCTCTTTCCTGAAGTTGTTCTGCTGAGTTTTCTTATCGGCCCACCGGCAGTTTGAAGGTTCGTAGTTTCCGTAAGGGTCTTCCCGGTCTACTGTGTGCTTGGCTGGGCGTTCACCCATGTCTAAGATAAAATTTGCGAACCCTTCTGGATTATCCCATCGCCACCTTTCGCAAACTGTAATCCCTGCGCCACCGTACGTATCAAAGTTCGTATGAACATCAGAAAAACACCTGTAGTTCATCATTCTCCATGTGCAAAACAACGGATGCTTAGAGTACAGGTGTACGCTCTGTTTTACAAGGCTACAAATTTCCATAACAATCTCCTCTGTGCAAAATAACAATTATACACTCAACTGTTAAACTTGTCAAGAAGAAACCATTATGCACGCCTCACTTAGAAATATTTAGACTTGCCATCAACAATCCCTCCAAAACTCTTCCACTTGCAACTCCTTCATATTGTGCAGCTTCTGGAACGCACCTTCACAACCTTCTCTCTGATAGTCATCATACGCCACATACTCTGGAGAGTTATAAACAGATTCGTCATCACTCCAATACCAACGTGTGCCAAACTTCTCTTCCACAACGCTGCGTAAACGAGCTTCCTCCTCTTGGTACACTTTGTAGTAGTCGTACCATTCTTGTTTGGACACAGGGTGATCGCATACGTACAAGCCATGTACGCCATAGTCAGAATACTCGCCAATACTGAACATGAAGTAATATTGCGCCATAATCATTCCCAAATAACATTACCATCAGCATCGAGATTAAACCACTCAAAACTATCTTGTCGTTCCCAAGCTTCCAGACAAGCTTGACACTTCAACTCATGCTTCAGAGCCTTCTGCACTTCCTCCAGCCCTGCAATTTTCTTCTTGAAGCGTTTGATATATGGCGTGAAAATTGCTGCTTGCTCGCGATGGGCTTTAGCCTCTTCCAAAGCTTCACGCTCTTTTTCTCCGTCTTCACGGTCGCTATACCAGAGTGCAGATTTAGCAAATTCATCTGCAATTTCGTTATACTTCTTACGCTCAGCACGAAGCTTGTTATATTCCTCGTGAAGCCCGCTAAGGACACCAGCATTCAGTTTGATTTGCCGTTGCAGCAACCTAGAATTTGGCATTACATTTTCTCCTTACTCATATACTCAATCACAGACTCAATCTTATCCACTTCAAAATCATCTAACCATCGCATGATAACTCCATTGCGTGTGATGCACCACCGTTGCAGATCATGATAACCGTACTGCCTCTTCTCTATGAATGCACTACCATCCCGTTTAAGTGGAATCTTCACGTTCACTCCACAAGATTGTTAAGATATTGAAGTTCGCTAATCCACTCAGCAGGAATCCTCTTGTCAGCAGAAGCAAATCGCTGCATAGCTTCAACAATGTCGCGAAGACGGTTGCTGTCGTGGATGCTCTTTGGCACTAGGCCAATTGGTTCAGGATCGGTTGGCAGAGGTGCGTACGTCGTTTCAGGTTGTTTGAAGTAGTCTTCTACTCTAGCAAACGTACCTTGTGGAGTAAGAATATACTCGTCTGCTCTAAACTCGTCAAAGAACACCTTGTCGTTACTCACATACGTGATGCAATTGTCGTCAGGGCCAAAGCCCGCTGCCACAAGGTACTCCGCATCAGTGTGGCGAAATGTTTTATCAGTCTTGACCCAAGCGTATCCTTCTTTAAACAAAGCTGTCTGGATAGCTTTACTGTGATCTTCAGAATACACTCTAAACTTCATAGCTTTCATCTTTCCTCCTTAAAATTGTTATGCAGCATTCTAAGCGGGAATTTGCCCGCTGTCAAGTGGTTAGAATTGTTGAGGGTGCAGAGTAAGATACTCGTCCTTGTCCCATAGAGTGTGAGTGTCTGAGTCGTAGAACAACTCACAAGCCAGCCCTGTTGCACCCGTTGCACGAGACTTCAAACAATGAACCTGAGTAGTGTTTCGCACCATGAAGTCTTCCGCAGTCTTGTCACGTTGTAGAGCAATGTTGATGCCTGCTGAACGGTATTGCGTACCAGAGCCAATAATACTCTCTTCCGTAAGAAATTTGCCTTGACTTGCAGATTTCTCCCCACTACCGCCCTTCCTAGTGTGCGCGACTTGCACTAGAATACAGTTGTACTGCTTGACAAGTTTCTTCTCCCATGCCATCCACAGGTCAATCTGCTCAATGCTCATACCGCTGAACACGTCAGAGATAACGTCGATAACAATAATACGGACTCCACAAGAAACAATAACTTCCTCAATCTTTTCTTGAAGCTTACTGTAGTCCCCACGATCGTCTAGCAGGTACAGACGAGGCGTGCCATCAGGTTTGTTGAACAAATTGTAGGCAGCTTCTTCAGCCTCTTTGCTACCAACGAAATCAATCTTCTCTTGTGGGTCCGAAATCATAGCAATCTTACGGCCCATCTTGAAGCTTAGAAGGTTCTCGCCAAACTCTGCCGCCTCAGCTTCAAGACTTGCTACCAGCACAGCCTGATCGCACTCTTCCATCCAGTACGCGATACATTGGTTCGTCAGAGAACTCTTGCCACTGCCACTGCCAGCAAGAATGTTAACAATATACCCCCAATTGATACCACCGGCAAGCATCTTATTCAGCTTATTCAGCATTGGCGGGAACGGAAGTTTCTGCTGCTTGCTTCGCTCTACAATCTCTTCGTAGATGGAATTGCTGCTGACGATGCCTGACGGAGTGTATGGCTTAGCCTTCCAGAACTCGTTGACGAATTGCTTCTCTTTACCTTTAGTAAGAAACTCGTTAGGGTCTTTGAGGCTCCAATCGGCAATAAAAACTTTACCTCGTGGCAGAACTCGTGCGATCTTCTCAGCAGCTTTACGTCCTGCCTCATCACTGTCCAGTCCGATGACGATCTTATCCCAAAGCGAGAACCATTCATATTGTGCCTGTACCTGCTTGTCCGCCCCGGACTCTCCAATTGAAGGGGAAACGACTGCAAACGCTTCATAATCACCGTATCCCCTCTTCTCTTGGTTCTCGCGCAGCATTTGCTCGGCTGACAACATATCGACTTCACCGCCAACAATCAGTACTGTCTTACCCCCTGCCTTGTATCGAAACTGTCCAATAAGCTGACAATCTTTTCCGGTAAGGCCGAGTGGTGAGCCAAAGTCTTTAGGAAACTTACGAATCTTATAGCCAACAAGTTCGTTGTTAATCGTGCAAGGCACGTATTGCTTTACTGGTTCACCCGACTCTGGATCGTATTCATACCGCACACCATACGCAACATTCGTCTCATCTTTGATTCCACGCCACCCCTTAGACTTAGTGGACGTGTATTTCTTCAACGCTTCATTTTCTTCAGGAGTTAGCTTTTCCTTTGTCACTACAATTTCCTCCTCTTCTTCCTGTTCAATACCCAACTCGGCCTTTCTCTCATCAGAGAGAATGCTTCTCGTGCAACTATAGCAATACCCGCCATTACCTTCGCCGTACCAGTGGAAGCCGTCGCTAGAACCACATCCAACAAAAGGGCAGGCGTTCTTACCAACGACGAATTCTGTCATTAATCCCCCTCTACAACAATGCCCCAATGCACCGTTATAAAATCCTGCAATGCCTGATCATCGGATTCATATGTGAAATCGGGCCTGTACTTAGCGACATGCACTCGTTGAGATTTGATGGCATCTTCGACAGTCACACGAAGCTCTACACAAACATCTGCTTCTACACTATACGGCTCAATCCACTTTACATATTTAGCCATCCCTCACCCCTGAAAAACATATCCCGGCTGCACTTCTTTCGCACCTTCCCACGAATCGCACATCACCGTATTCTCAGAAACATGCCCCTCACCATTCGCCATCACATCCACAAACCATCGTCCCGGAATGCCTTCATAGCGATAAGGCTCACCAAGAACCTCTACAACGTGCAGATCGATAAGATTCATTGATTGTTCTCCGCATCAATCTTGTCAATCTGTTGCCGAGCATACTTGAAAGCTTTACGCCGAGTGCTGAACAACTTATTCTTCCAATAAACCTGATGTGCAATGTAAGGTCCGCGTTCTGTATTGTAGTACACAGATGTTCCCTTTACTTTTGTAACATAACACGAAAAGACACACGCAACATACCTGTCGTCATACCCTTCGATCTTGCCGGGATCGTACACTACAACTTTAAACTTGGTGTGGCCTTGTTTAACTTTTTTCATTACGCCTCCCTGTACAAGTCACCAATCTTATTCACAATAGCGTCATACCTTTTCTGCAACTCTTCTTTTTGTTGCAGCAGATCGTCATAGTATTCAGAACTTACCCACCAGCCCCAAGACCCAACTCGTTCCATACCGTCTTCCGAACATTCAAAATGTTGTACGCTCATAGGTCATCCATCACCCTTTCAGCCTCAACACCAGCAGTTTTCAGCAAATCATACAACTCTTGTGCAGTACCTTCTGCATCGCCATCAGTGCCGAAATAGAAAGCTTTGACGTACTCGTTTCCTAGCACAAGTACTGTAACAATATTTTCATCCTCGATATGAATCTTATACTCAGGCTTCGGCATACTTGTCTCCGCAAGAAACATGACTTTCCCGATTACACCCAACAACATCCATATCCTTGTATCGAAACACTGTCATGCCAAGTTCCATATCCAGCCCGAAGATTTCTTTGTATCCCAAGAATAGGTATTTTGGCTCTCTGCCAGTCTCAACGATATACCCGATTCGCTGAGATTCGATACGCTCTAGAATATTCACGCCACATTCCTCTGTGCCAAGAAGCTCGCGAGACGAGTCATCAGTTTATGATGTCCATAACCCGTCTTCATTTCCTTCTCAATAGCTCCCGGCAGAACATCCAGCAAGTCATGCACAGCATTGATTTCAGTTTGATATTCTTGCGAATTCTTGTAATAGATATCCTTCATATCGTTAGCCTGCTTCAGCTTGCCTACCAGATCAATAACTTGCTTATCAAGCTCTGCAATTTGACGCTTCAACGACGTTACAGTTTCTTTCTTAGCAACCATGTACTTCTCCTTAATTGATTTTCTTAATAAACTCTTCAGCGAACCCATCAATCTCCGAAAAGAGGGCTGCACCATCAAATTGCATATCACCGTCAACATCTTCAAAATAGAAATGATCTTTGTTGTCCAGAAGACGCTGTTTAAGCTGTTCAAACACTTCTTTCATTTGGACATCTCCCCTGCCCACACACCAAGACATGACAGCAGGGACATCACTATCAAAATAGCAAACCTGCTCGATTCCTCCCACAGCGAAATGTCAAAGCCAACATTGTAGAACGCACCCATAAGAAAGCCAAGAAGTGCTCCGAGAATAGCGAAGAGAATGGTTTTCATAAATTACCTTTGAAGAAAGGGCGGCGAAGAATCGGTGTTAAATTATCTTGCACGATTACAAAAATAACAAGTGCGAGAGTAAGAAGGCCCAACAACGTACCGACTAATACTGCACCAACGGATGTATCATCGTAAACAGTGTCAACGTGGTAGTGCCCAATATACATTCCAACAAATCCTGAAATCATCCACACCAATCCAATCAGAACAAAAATCATTTCACCACCTCCGGGAAGTACTGCCGATAAGTCCACTTGCGCATGTCCCACAGCGCCCTATTGTACGTACCGTCAATATCAATGTCATATGCCGCCCAATTATCAGATGCAAAAACTTCATCAATCCGCTTATTGACATACCTTGAAGCCATCATAGTTCGTGCAACTGCGAACACAAACAGAATAGACCAAACAACGTAGAAAATATAAAAGGCTTCCATTAGATGTCTCCTTTATTTCTTAGCCACACAAACGTAACGCAATTCTTTAGTAGAATTGCTCACAAGGGCTTCAGATTGCTTGCCAGCCTCCGTGCAGCTTGCCTTAGACGAGAATCCTTCAATCGTCGTCAGCGTCACACTATCACCCTTTGCGAGCATTCCTGCATATACGTAAAGTACCAAAACCCAAGTCATATTACAGTTCCTTCCAATATTTTCGAATTACTTTGGCAATTTCAGGGAATGTCTTACCTCGGACATCATTCATATGCATGAGATTAGTGTTGTAGTAGATGTATCCGTCGTGACTGCACATGTCCGCCCAATCTTGCACCTCTTCAGGCAGTAAATCTGATGAGCCAAGGTAGCTGGATTTGAATCTCTGTTTAGCTGCAATCTCGGGGTGCTCTTGTGCGTGCAGATTGCAAAGGACTCCAAGTGCGCAGAACTTGTCACCTTTACGCAATTGCCCTTTACCTTGTTTGTACTCACCGCTCTCCAACGCAGCAGCCCACTTCCGTGCAATAGAACGTTTCATGTTTTCTCCTTAAATTGAAAGGGGCTTTCGCCCCTTGCTTACAAATTACAGCGTTTCAGTGCCCTTCTGCTTCTTCCGACGAGCCAGCTTGCTCACACCTACCAGACCAAACAGACCGAAGCCGAGGCCAGCCATTGCGAAGCTAGACGAGTCATCTTCAGCCTTAGCCACTTGAGGGGCCGAGACAGGGGTTCCACAGCAATTAAGCGTTGCCACGCTTGCAGCAATGTACGGAGCGCTGACAGGAATACCGCAGCAATCACTATCTGCCACAGACGGACCCGGACGACGATTGTCTTTAGGATCGGTAGCAGCAGTACGTGCGGATACATCGTCAGTTGCTACGGCAGATGCGGAGACGGGGATGCCTTGTGCAAATGCCGAAGCAGCAAACATGGACAGGAGCAGAGCGGAGATAGTGTTTTTCATGTTGTTACCCTTTCTTGTGTTGTTTAGGATGTGCTCTTTGTCAAGCACAGACATATCTTACTGAACTGTTGAGTTGCTGTCAAGCGATTATTTAGCCAGTGTAATTTTCACCTTCAATCGTCTTGCGGTACTGTATCCAGCCCTTGAAGTTACCGCTCCACAGATTGCCGTTTCGATCCACATGTGTGATTCCCTTTTCCCATGTATCAGGGCTAAGGCGAAGATTTAGACGGCCGCAGATTGACATTGGATTACCTTGTCGTTTCTGTATAGGCGTTGCCACATGCTCAAACGCAGAAGCATGCTTTTTATCACTACCAAGAAGCCTGCCATAAACTTCTAGTGACTTCTCCAGACCATAACCATTGTTGCGATAGGAGACTGCTGCACAGCGTGCGCAAGACACTTTGATGGCTTGCTCAAGAGTGATTTCAGTGCTATACGATTCGTCAAGATAATAGTGCTGATTGTTCAAAGCCCAATCTTTGGTGATGTAAGGCAAATGATATTGCCCCGCTTTTAATTCAACCGGATTACTCTGCTCATACGAATCTTTCATACAACGTGCAAGTTCAGCAATCGACGGATCAGCAGCCTCGTCATCTCGCAGCCAGAAAAAATTGGCAACTTCTGTAGCAGTGATGATCGTCTTCATCATCTGGAACGGCTCTGTCAGGCGTCCTGTAATCTGCTTGTGATAGCCTGCGTCCGAGAGTGTCCGCGCATGCTCCACCGCTGTGTCTAGTGCAGCTTCCCAAACATCAATTGCACGACCTTTTACAAGGCTACCGTCCCCGCACCGGATCAACATTTCTACTGAGTGATCGTCTCCAGTATCCTGCATACCCGCCTGATTAGCACCAAATCGCACAGGACGCCCGTTAAGCTGCTCAACCATCTTAGCAAATGGAATGGCACGGCTACTTGCGGCATTGCGCGAGAACATGCGATGCGTCATTAGCTCAGAGTGGATCAGACGAGGATATTCTACTTCCCATGTCGTCAGCCGCACACCTTGCTCACTGATGCTGTCAGCAATAACACGAGCAACAATGTTAGCTTTACCTTTTACTTCAATCATTCTACAACCTCCACATCAGTCCACTCTTCAGTTTCTTTCCAAACTACATTTACAACCCTACCATTCTTACGTTTATAGTCCACGCTAAACACGTTTGAGATTGCTCCAAGACCTTCAATAAAACTATCCTCACCCTGCGCAAGCTGTCGTGCAGCAAACTTGAACAGGTCTGCATACTTCTGCTCAAGCGTAATACCATCCAATTCAAACATGTACGACTCAAACTCCTTGACAAATTCTGGAGTAAGAATGCTGTCGTCAATGTCGATGTCGTACTCTTTTTCGATTTGTACTCGCAAGATTTTCTTCATTTCTCACCAATCATATTTAAACGAATACAGATTCTTCGACAGAACATCTTCCTTGAACGCTACAACATCAATCTTAGACGGATCAATTTCGCTGATAACGTCAAGAATGTACTCGACATCTACAGTCTGATAACGTTCAGCATAAACAGGTCCATCGTACCCAACAAAATCTTTTGGAAGCCCTTTAAATCGTTGTATCCACGGGCTACTGCCTTGCAAATTATCAGGAGCATTCATAAACACTTCCCATCGCTCATCAAGCGGAATCGACTTGTCTGCAATGTAAGCTGCAAACTCACTTTTGATTGCCTCAATTTGTTTGTTGAGGTCTTCTACTCGCTCTTTGAAGTTCATTGCACCTTCTCCTCAATCCACTTGAAAGACATCTCTCCAAGATCAAATCCGCACTTAGCATACAGGAAAAGCCAATATACAACAAAGCCGAGAATTACAAATGGCAGTAGAGGAATCAGGAACAATCCACCTACGACGTAGCGCTTTTCAATTTTCATTTCACATCTTCCTCGTGACACCTATAAACTTCAGTAAGATCAACAAGCTGATAACGAATTTGATCGTCAAACCGTACAAACTCCCTACCATATCCATTGTTAGCGTTTGCCCAAGCATTCTTGGCATTACCCGGCTTGGTCCATGCACATTTGGAGTTGTAGGCAATGAATTCGTTAGTTTCTGTGTCAATAATTGCGTAGATTTTTGTCATTGTTTATCCTTGTAAGACTGCCATACCGTTGTTGGAGAACCCTCTTCAAAATGCCTTTCAGTGTATCCGAAGCCTTTTTCATTCAACTCAAGAATTTTATTAATTCTAAATTCTTTAGCCATTTCCATTGCTCTTTCCTCACCAAACTTATCAATTGAAAATCGCCTACAGCGGGTCTTTCCACCTTCGTACCATGATGCTGTTGCGTATCGATTTCCTGCCCTACCGTTATCGGTTATCGAAATCCCAGCCATGCCGTGTTTGTTGTGAGAACAAATTCCACGATTCCTTTTGTTGACAATCATTGGAACACATCTGAGGTTGTCAATTTTGTTGTTACTACTGTCCCCGTCTATGTGGTCAATCTGAAAACCATTTGGGATAGTAAAGTTGTGCATCTCCCATACTATCCTATGTGCCATCACGCCCTTATATTTCTGCCCGATTTTTATATTCACTCGCCAGTAACGCTGTCGCAAGCCTACGCAAAACGAACCCGCAGGCTTGCCGTCCTTTGGTTTCTTTCTGCTTTTAGTAGGTCTGCTTGGATTCCACCTCAAACAACTTGGAGATGTTTCGTCATAGATAAAAGTCTTACTCCATTCCGAACTTTCTAACCTTACCTGTCTTAATTCCGTCATACACCCTTTCCATATAATTCTTTCCTATTTGTTCATACAAATCTTGTACCTTGTAGTAGTTGTCATACGCATAGCTTCTGAACCTCCCGCTTGTAATGGATGTGCAAACTTTGGATAGTGCCATATCAAAACTCCACTTAGGGTCGATTTTCTTATCGGGGAATGCTAGCTGCGACCTCTCTGCTGCGAGAACAAGTGACTCCTCTAATACAGCTAGAAGCTTGGTGTTTTCAGGAAGCGTTTCAAATACGTCCATATCGCTCCAAACCTCTCCACCTGAAAAATATTGGTACGCAGGTTTGTCAAGGTGGGCCAAAACAAGGTGCAGATCGTCGTGCTGCCATTCGTACTTAACTTCCGCAGGATTGAAAAATTCTTCTTTCGTACGGTTCAGTTTAGGAAGTTGGTTTTGATACGTTTCTTTCTCACGTTGCTGGAAGAATTCCATGTGCTCATCGCGCAGCTTAGCACCACACACATCACGCATAAAAATGATGTCGTCCATAGTCTTTTTGAAAAACGGACTATCTTTTTTATATTTGTGACTAAGCTTCAACAAATACAACACATCCAACGAAGGCACAACAGAGCCGCCACACGAAGCGATGTTATCCGGCTGCGACATCACAAACTCAACAAGACGCTCAGCCATACTGTCAGGCCAAGCAATCTCAACTTCTACGATGATACCGCTGCGGTCACGCATGTAGATCGATTTGCCGCTGTTGATAGGGTAGCATACATCGATTTTGTTACGCTTCCTGAATTCCATTGCCTGTTCGTACGTGCCCACATAATCTTGATCGGCAATCTTGCGATCAGCAGGCAGTTTTACGTGATGCTGCAACGCGCAGCTACCAATCAAAATCATGTCAAGGTTCCTTTATATCAGCAATACGAAGTGAGCCAATCAGAAACTTCAGACTCCATATCTTCCAGTAGCCCCCACAGCTTGCCAACAGCTTCGCTGTCGTTGAGTGCCTCATTTTCAGCTTCGTCAAACTGAGTCGAATACGGATCGCCGTAAGGAGCATATTCGGCCTGACGGTCGTAATATGGCAGACGATATGTAACACCCGACACTTCACTCACAAAACTTACAGCAGACAGCAAATCGTAAGCCTGTGTCGCCACTTCTTCCACATCGCCCTCAAAATCCTCGTCCAGCAACGCTTCAACAAGCTTCTTACCTTCATCAAGCTTCTCAGCAATGAACTTGGAAGCTCCTTGACGAACCTTGTTACGAGCCTGCTGCATCTCAGCTTGCAAAGCATCGTGCTTAGCCTTCATTTCATTCAGATTTACACCATCAATAACGATTTCTTGCATTCTTATTCTCCTTGTAAGTTAATTAGCACGAGTAGGACGAAGACGCCCAATCCAAATTCAGCATACCAATCTCATCAATCAGATCGCTAAACTCGTACTCCAGCTTAACAGTAGCACCACTCCGCTCCGACACATCTTTAATTTCACGCAGCAGAATCTTAATAGCTTCCACTTTCTCTGCAATGATCTTATTGCCATCACGTACAGAAATCACTTCCTCGCCAGCCTTAGCCAGCAGTTCATCCAGACGTTTCTTGCTAATAGTTACCGTGCTCATATTTTCTCCTTGTTAAAATTGTTTAGCAGCTTTGTGAAGACGGGTTCCAGCCTTGATAATCCGACCAAACACGAACTTCTCCGGTAGGATCATAGTAACCGCCAAGACCACGTTCTGCTGTACCCTCTCCACCATATGGCAATTCAAAGATGATTTCGTTTTCGTCAGCGATAGCAACACATTCGTTAAAAAGTTTGTGCAACTCTTCGCACTTCTCTGCTAGTAGCTTTACAGCTTCTTCTTTTGTCATTGTATATCTCCTTAGTTAAGTTACCAGATTTTAACTGTGTGTACAACACGACAGCAGGTTTCCATACCAAACATCTCAGTCCATGCTTCGGCTGCGTCAATAACATTATCACTGAACACACCCGGCACATCAGATGATTCAACGGTGAAGCCTACGAACCAATCTTCTCCGCTGTAACAATCGAGACATTGCACTTCCAAACCTTGTTGGGTTTCTCCGTCAAATAACGGTTCGATCCAGCTTTCATCTACTGCAAGATTTTCTAGCAGAAACTGCTTTACTTTTTCTTTGCTACACATCCTGCGACCAATGCCCAAAAACGCATCGTAGTCCACACCCATAACCCCTCCTAACAATAAAATTTCAATCTCTCTTCCCTGTGCACCAGATGCTTCTTCCTAGCCCAACTTGGCTGTTGTCCGCTATGAAACCATTCTGCACAATTTCTCAACACGGGGGCCATTCTAGCGACACTTCGGAAATCTTGCAATCCCCTTGGGGTAACTTTCATAGCAATGTTACGGCGATACCATGAGAACTGATGTTTTTCTGCAACAACAGCACGACAACTCTTGTGCTTCTTACGCATTCTGTGTTGCAGAACGTCTAGTACAGCACGCTTGCTGCGTTTGCTTTCAGAGCCAGCTTCACGCATGATTGTGTAGGCCTTGCAAACGTCTTCAGATTGTTTAGCTTGTGCACCGCTTGCCAGCATCATCAAGAGCAGCAATGCTGGAGTTGCACTCAAGACAACTCCTCCATAAGTTCCTTCGCCGTATAATCTGGCAAGTCTGCCCTCGCAAAATCCCACTCCGTACCCCAAGCAAAATACCATTCTAAATTGTTGGGGTTCTGCACAACAAACAAGAAGTCTCCACGTCGTCGTGTGTTGAACGTTTTAAACTCTCCGTTGCGACTCCAACGAACACCGTAACGCTCGTTGAGGAACAGTTGCAGCTTACGATTCCACCACCAGTTTTCACAGGCAATTTTGCAGGGTTTGAGAGGTGTCATGAGATATCCTTCACAATTGACATCACAAGACCCTCAAACAAAGCTTTTTGCCCAAGATAGATATGAGGTCCAAAGTCTTGCATCAACGACCAAAGCTGCGTACGAAGAGTGTCACCGGCTTTGTACTCTTTAACAGTTAAATCGTAGCGTTGAACGAGTGGATACCATCTGTCATTGTAAATTTCAGCACCTTCCTTCGTCAGCACAACTTCTACAGTTTCGTTAAGATTGATTTCAAGTTTCACTTTTCTTCCTCACGAACTCCATAGCAGCTTCCCACCCGTCTTTAAAGTAGTCTATTGCAATAAACCGTTGAATACCTTCAAGATCATCATCATTCACCAACTTTGTTATGGCTTCGTTAGCTACCCAATCTTCTTCAGTGTCACCGCAGTAGTTCATCCTACTTTCTCCATCAAATTCATGATATCGTTGTAGTCGCCTCGCAATTCCTTAGGGACAGGTGTCAGCACATATTCTGACAAAGGCCAACGATTGACGATGTAGTTACGATCTTTTGCAAGAACTTCATCACCACGAATTTCAAAATTCCACGCTCCGTTCTCTACCCAACCACTTTTCAGTGTGCCATCGTTGTTGAACTTCACATCAGAGAGTAAGAGTTCGTAAGATTTTACTCCGTCACGCAACTCATAATACATGTACATCATCGATCACAGTCCTCCACGTTGATACCAAGTTCTTGTTTAGCTTTCTCAGACACCGACCTTTGATCGTCTACACAAGACTTCACATAGAATTTCTCCATGTCCTCGTGCGCAATGATACTAAATAGCGAGTATTCGGCCTCATTAGGAATGTCTGCACTTCCAGAACGCTCTGCTATACTTAATAAGTCGGCATAGTCAAAGTCCCGACACCAGCAGTAATTCATCAGTTCAAACTTGGTCATACCTCCTCCTCCACAATGTTCTTAGGCTTCATCAAGTCGTTCATCTTCTCGTTGAGCCAGCTTTGAAGTTGTCCGGGGAAGCGTTTAAGCTTAAGATTGACATGTTTAACACAAATACCATGTTTGGCGTCCTTCGTGCTCGCAAGATAACCTTCGTATGACATATGGACTCCCTCCAGATCTACACATTCTCGCTTGGCAATACCTGCTTCGATGGTGCACTCTACGCCAACATAACTTTCATGAATCGTACCATCACCTTGCACAATGATGCACACACTACCAACTGGATACTCTCTCACAACATCCTCCTAAATTTGTTCAGAGCCACCAATGTACAACAATTTTCTTTTCAGTGCAAGCGATTCTTACGAATTCTTACGTGCACAAGACGCTTGACATGATGTGCAAGAAGCTGTACCATACAACTTTCAACAATCTTAGGAGGGAAATATGAAAGGTGGCACCACTAGCGTGATGCGTGTACGTGTAACGAGGGCAACAGATGACAACTGGTACAAAGTGGGCGAAGTGCATGAGGTTGAAAGTAAGACGATTCACCGAGGAGGGGTTGATTACTACCCTCTGGTGGAAGATCGCAACGTAGGGGTCGGGCCAGAGCACTGTGAAATTATTGACGAGCAACCTAAAGCTGAACTGACGTTCCCGTTCAAGGTGAGGTGCATTAACGCCGACAGTTGGGAGGGCACTTTAGAGTTTGGTGAAGTTTACACTGCCACTGGAGAGAATGGTCCGACTGACTACTTCATCGATGATAAGGGGTCGTTTATGAAATTGCGTTTTGAAATCGTCAAGGAAGAACCTGTGCATCATCCTCCGCTTACTGAGCAGAATGTAAAGGAAGAATATACAGGAGGTAGCGTAAGTTACTACAGCGTCCCCATCGATCATCCTACCGATCCTGAGAAAGACCCTTACGTTGCAGAGTGTAACGACGTTGTTGAGAATCTTGACATGTCCTTTGCGGCTGGCAATATTCTTAAAGCAATTTGGAGGTACTCCGCCGCTAAGAAGTTTGGAGCCAAGAAAAAAGGCTACGACGATCCGAAATACGATCTTGAAAAAATTATCTTCTTTGCTCAACGTTTGATCGAAATGGAGAAGAATAAGGATGGGAAATAGAAAGTACGGCACTTTGGGTGTGGGAAGGCATACAAGTTCAGTAAATGGTGTGCAGACGAAAACGTACACAGTGTGGTCAGACCTTGTAGCAAGGTGCTGCTCGGATGAGTGGAAAACTAGGCGTCCTGAGCACCTGCACACTGATATGTGTACAGACTGGCTTGATTTTCAAGTATTCGCAGAATGGTACGAGACACAACCTTGTTTCGGACTATTCAATGCACAGATTGATAAAGACCTCCTAGGGAAGTCTAGCAGAATGTATGCTCCAAGCACAACGTGCCTTTTACCTCGTGTAATCAATAATGTGCTCAAGACGTGCTCAAAGCAGCGCGGCACCCTTCCTATAGGAGTAACGTACAAAGGTCAAATCAAACCATATCGCGCGTGCTTGTCGATACACGGCAAAACAGTGTGCTTTGGATCATATAGCACTACTGAAGAGGCGTTTGCGGCATATAAACAAGGTAAGGAAGATTACGTTAAAACCCTTGCGTTACAGTTCAGGGAATTTTTGCCAAACAACGCTTTTGACGCTTTGATGAATTTTTCTGTATCTGTTTTAGATTAACAACTGTGCACAGACCTTCCGCAAAATTCTTCACAAGAGAATTCCCAAACAAACGCGGAAGGCTGGCATTCAAAAAATGATTTTCAAGCTGTATAGAGTTTCAAAACTAAAAGTTGGTTGGTGAGTCGAAATTATGCACCCCTTGGGATTCACGAGGGGTGTCTTCCGTTTTCCCTAAAATTCCTTTCTTCCCCACTTTTCCTAAAATTCTTATTCGCCAAAACACGTTTTACGAAACGCACCCCCTCAGTGGCCTTGGACACGATCCGTTCAGGCAAAGCTCCGCCATTCACCCCATCTTTAGGTCGTCTTTACAAATCGCAGGCGTAGCAGTGCCCTTTCCCGTGCTAACAAGCCGGGGTACATTCTTTTTGGCAATAAGGCTCCCTGACCCTCATCTAGAGGTCACTGAGACACTTTCCTTCAACTCCCATATTACGCCTACCTCTAGGGCACTCTCCTATTAGTTCTGCTAGGCCATCCGCTCCCTCCCTCTGTTATGTGCCGCACATAAGATAGATAGCGCAAGAATTACAATCAGGTTACGCCGATTCTTTCCTAATGTACATAAATTATTGTGATTATTTGGTGAGAATTGTAGGAATCTTGTAGGTGTGCTCTGACATGCATACATTTACGGCAACAGAACCACTGTTTGCATATACAGCAAGCTTGTTAGAATCTCTCACTATCATGATTCCGAACAGAAATCTAGTAGGAATTGTCTGATTCAAGCAAATTTTTGTTGACGTGTGGTTTTAGCTGCTTTAAAGTACACACATCGACAAGCAAGACAGCAATGCGAAACAGAACAAGCAAGGTTGTCGAGAACGCTTACAAACTAACTTTACATACACGCATATATAGGAGCTTTATCATGACCGTTCAACAATTCGTAGTCCGCCTCGCCCCGATCACTTCGCAGCCTCTGCTGGTCCATGCTGACAGTCTCAAGGACGGTCAACTGAAAGCTATCGTCGGGGAAGAGACTAAGACGATTGGCGTTGACTGGTTCCGTGCATCGGCGCCTGTCGATCCTGAGATTGCTCACAAGATTGTGCAAGAGTATGCAAAGAAGCACGGCATTGACGAACATAGCATTCTCGTGCGCAGCCGACTGCCCAAGACGAATGTGAAGCCACGCAAGACAAATGATGCCGCCCTTACTTTGGTACAGAACAAACAGGAAGAACAGCCAAAGAAAGAGGAACCTAAACAAGACCTGACACAGATGGCCCAAGCTATGCAGGATGCCCATGACAAGCAAAAGAAGGGAGGTAAATCTGAACAGAAAGCATCTGCTACCAACCCTGAAGGTGCCACTGTTAAACGGACCGAGGAAGAGAAGAAGCCTGCAAAACGTGGCTATCAGAAACGTGATAAGGAACGTTCGGCACGTTCCCGCGCTGCTTACGAACGTTATGTTAAAGAGCTTGGACAGCAAATTTCGGAGTCGCCTACCGCCATGCAGCCAGCAGTTCCCGGTCCCGGCGTAAGCGATGCAGAGGTAGACGAGGCAACGTTGCAATTCGCCATGAAACTTGCTAAACTGCTCAAAGGTGTGATGTAATGTTCATCAGGCTGTCACTTCTACAAGACGAATTTTGTCTGGAGTGACAGCCCTCCCTTGCTTTAACCTCACCATTTGCTTCCTCGTGAGGTTAAATCGTTCCTGAATCTCTTTAGCGGATGCGTGAAATTCGTCTCCTGCTACGTTAGTAAACTTCCTGACAACGTTTTTCCATTCGTAATTTTTAGCACCCTTTATGTCATCACCCCACAAATCTTTTCTGTAATATCCTCCAGAAATCTTGGTGTTGCCATACACCAGCCCATTTACGTGCCCACGTGTCAAACCAAGTTCGTCAAACATTTGCTTTCTGGTTACGTACATTTCTGTATCGTCAGAAACCCTAACGATATTGTAAATCTGGCGGTCTACACAACCGCTTGTAGTATCGACACCATACAGCGCGAACCCATTCGCAATCTTATTACCATAATTTTCACAAACAACATACCTTGTTCGATCTAAAGGTACTCCAAACTTTTCAAAAAGCTCAGTTCTGGTAAGTTCAAAAATTTCACCGTCCGCAATACGTATCCACTTTCTTTTCTCATTGTTTTTCACAGACAGTAACGCCGCTTCTTGTCTTGCAATTGCAAAAGCTCTCCTATTCTTAATCTCTCTGACACCTCTGATTGATAGCTCCATAGCGGTTACCGCAAACCATAGTTCCTTTGTACGGTAGGTGCGTGCCAACAGTAGATGTGCCATAAAGTGATCCTCCGCTGTAAGATAGACCAAGTTTTCATCTTCATCCCCACCTCCCATACATACAGGTACAATGTGATGCCTCTCATAGTACACTCCATCAAGCTTAGGCATCATCTTCCTGTGCTCAATCAGTTCGTTATAAATCCTCAGATAATCCATGCAACGCTCCCATCCTGAGCGCCGTACAGAGCGTCATACTCTTCCGTGAGCTTCAAAATCTTGGCCAACTTTTTTGCTTGCTCCAGCTTCGCAAGCATTGCGCTGTCTTCTTTTTTCGTGTAATATGCAATCAACTTGCTGTACGCCTGAAGCTGGACTGTGTTAAGGTGTTGTGCAGTTTCTCGCAGCGTGGCTTTTTTGTAGTCGAACGAACGCGACATAGTAATTCTCCTATATGGAAATTTGTTAAGTGGGATTTACAACAGACTTACAAGGTAGCGTTGCACTACCCGACAACTGTATATTACCAGTAAGATTGCTATTTGTCAAATATGGCGAGGTTATGTGTACACACTCCCTCATCCTCGTGCCTTTGCCAGTCCTAACCCGGCTGGCTTTTTCTTTTGTGCGACAAATTTGTGTATAGGTCTTGACACCTAAGATTCTTATGATTTAATATGAAGGCTCTTAAGAATTCAACACAAGGAACCATAACATGCTCACACAAGAACACATCGCAGCAATTGAAGAAGCTGCACAGACGCTTGAATCTGCTGCCAAGTATAACCGTGAAATGGGACGCACAGTGTTTGCACATTCTCAGCAGGCGAAGGCTGATAAGCTTCGTGAAGTGATTTCTGCTGTCGCTATCCCTGCTCAACGTAATCCTATGGACCCTTCGTATCCACCTAGAAAGATTGCTAGTCGTGTACCTGAAGCCCCGCCAGCGCCACCAACCCGTTTTGTGTGTGATAGTGTCCATCCAAGTAAGGGATATTCTGCTGTCTCGCCTTCCGACTCGACGGATGCGGCTCGGTATCGAGCATGGCGTAGTGCCGTACTCACTCGTGACGAGGCTTTCGTGGACGCCGTGCGAAACGTGATCCCTGTTGCAGATGACGACCTCACCGCTACCAAGTGGGACGAAGGTATCGACGCAGCAATTGCAGCCAGCAAAAACAAATAGCAATCAGCAATTGACTAAATAACCATTCCGCTCTACACTGTTCATCATTAAAACAAACAAGGAAAGCGGAATGCCTGAAATGTCCGTGGAAGAGATTCACATCGCAAGCGTGCAGGGCGACGAATTATATGCCTTCATTGGGCCGTCATCTGCAACAAAGACATGGCCCAATTGCATTTGCCACAATGAAGTTATGTATATGTACGACGACTATTGGCTGTTGCCTACCAAAATGGGTAATGGCTACGTACAAGCAGCGCGATACCTGAGGATTGAAAATGAGGAACATCAAGGGAACAACCAATAAAGAGCGCCCATTCCGTCAGGATGAGATTATCGAATATTCTGACGACTTGTATGTTGTGCTGAAAAATTATGGCAATCGTGGTAAAGTGAGGCTTCTGAATACATATCTTACAATCGACCCGTTCTATTGGGAATTTGATGGAACGGAAGCGAGACGTGTCAAAAAGGAGGATGAGGAATGAATGAGATTGTCGTTACATTTAAACACTTCGCATATTCCCTTGCGACGTTCTTTGTGCTGTCTTTCGGAATGCTTCTCTTAAATCAGGCGCAAGAGTTGAATGATGCAGCTAAAGTGCTGGCTGCTGCAATCCTCTCATTCGGAGGCTACCTGTCGTATGAATTGCTCACAACGAAAGACTACAAGCTGATGCCGTTTTGGTGCTTCGGTGTGTCAATTATTGTGTTGATTGGCGTGATGTGCCTGTATAGCTAGGAGGAGATATGAAGAAAGCATTTATTGCTGTAGGACTTGCATTCGTTTGTTTTGTAGCTTTTGCAGATTGGGCAAATTTTGAACACAAACAGAAGGAACGCCGCGAACAAATCCTAGCAGGGACGTATAAATGATTTTGGAATTGAAGAATCGAATATATGGAAAAACTGGACAGTGAGTGGGAAACCCAAACCTATTGGGAGCAACTTGGGGGTGTCCACATTTTCAGGAAATTTATATTTGCCAGCCTCTTGCTGGCTTTTCTTTTTGGTGAAAACGTGTTTTGAAATGTGAGGGGTGTGTGTTTAGACTGTTTGGGTGTACTACTACACTAATACACCGATATTGCTATCGACTTGTAAGATTGCGATAGTAATCTTTAAAGCGAGCGGGCAGCAGCGGATTAGTCTGACCATCCCGGATGTCTAGAGTGAGTACAGAATATCGCAATTCTGCAAGCACGTCAAGCACGATTTACAAGAATCTTTTTGCTGCTATATAGTGTTGCGCCGGGATGACTGTCTAGCGCCAGTCCGCAACCTGTAGACACATAGTACAAGCGGAACCGAGGAACACAGGAATTCGGTGCTTATACGTGCTTAGAAGTGCTTGACATGCTTAAAAGGAGTGTTTAGAATGGCTGTACGGTCAACGAACGGAGGTAATCATGAAAACCAAGCAAATCCCTATCTATGACAACCGCGCTATCGTAGGATACGCCAGCTCTATCAAGGGCGCTGAAAAGGTACTGCGTAGCGCCCTCACCATCCATCCTAAAATGTCTCTGTCTGTGTGGCGTAGGCCGCAACACTTGCAAGAGATTCTAGAGTTGCCGGATGGGTTTGTTTACTCTGTTTCCTACACTTACAAGTGAGGATAACATGATCGATAGTAACAACATGACACACGAGGAATTCTATCGTATCGACGGATTCCTCACACCAGCACGGATTGATGCTGTGCTGTCTGAAGTGGACAATATCAAAGCTTATGACGTGCGAGAATATGCACCATATGCACAAGAGGCATCGTCACAGTTTCCGGCTGAAGACTTCCTAAGCGAACAGGTTAGTGCTTTACAAGAGTTCGCAAAGCGCCTTAGAGGAGACAACAAGAAAGACTTGCAACACATCATAGAGTGTATTTCTGACGCGCTACAATGCCAGTTTTACGCCAGTGATTACGGCATGGCAGAGCTTAATAAAATCATCCGTACAATCAAACGTTGAGAATAACATGGAAACTTTATCAGACAAACTCCTAGACTTGCGCAACTACGTTAGCAGATACGGCCAAATTCTAGACGATGTATCTTGTGAGATTGAAGGGAATCACTACAGAACCACAACGTACAAGATTGACGACAAGCGCATCATTATGAACATGCGCAATGGGGAAGTGTCAAGCGTAATCTGTAAAGACTGATAGGCGCCCTACGGGGCGCTTTTCTTTTCGTATTGCGTCACGTTTAGTATAGGCGAGTCCGGATTAATCAATCTCTAGACTAGACGCTTGACTATTGCCTCTCTTGAACTGATGGATACAGTGTACGTGCTTTCCGTGCTTATGTCAACAGGAATACCGAAATAAATTTGTGCTTAAAAGTGCTTGCGTTGCCTGAAAAGCTGACGTAAGATGCTCTACATGGACGGCGCAACGGGCGCTAACAAACACAGGAGCTAACAAAATGAACGCACAAGACAAAGACATGGAACGCGCATACGAGCAAGCACAGGCACAAGCTAACAGCATTGCTACAATGGTTGCAGCTTTGGAAGTGGATTATGTTCGGCTGGAAGAGTTGAAAGACGAATTAGCATCGTTAGAGTTCGACTTGCAGAACGCTGACACTGAAGAAGAAAAACAAGATGTTCTTAAGCAACTTACGGAGTGGCGCACTGAGAACGCAGAAGAGTTGGCAGAACTGGAAGAAGCTGCAAACGGCATGACTGACTGTGACGAAGCCCGCGAGGCTATCCAAAACGATGCCCTTGACGTGCAAGTACGCTCTGCATGGTACAACCCTTGCGCAAGTGACGAGAGCGACCCAAGCGAATTCATGATTTTGCTTTGCACTGGTGGGCCTGCTGTTCGCATCATGGGGGAACTTGACGACTACTTGCAGCCTAAGCGCGCATGGCTCGAATACCAAGATTGGTTTCAGCCTTGGACCGAAGCGCCGGGAATCATCGATCGAGACACTCTGTTGACGTACTGTGCGCAATTCTACTTTGGCGAATAAATTAAAGGAATAACATCATGGCAGAACATTACGGCAACTATCTAGTTTTCTCTTCCAACGCATCCAAAAACCAACGCGCAAGCGTGACGGTGAGGCGTGACGATGGGGCGATTATCGCACGAGTGTATAGCGACAAGAGCCAACCATTGCGATATCTACGCAATTGGATTAGTTGTGCTGAACGCCTAAGCTTGATTGAGCAACTAAAAGAAAACGGAGTAGAGCCACACATTATCCAAAAGATTTTGACGAAAGGGTAATTCCATGGACAAGATTATTTACACACTGGTTAGTAAAGGCGGCGGCGTTGACGGGCGAGACTTTACAGATAAAGGCGGCAAGGTTATTGCGGCATCGTACGAACGTAAAGACTTAGAGAAGAATAAAAACCTGCCGTGGTGCGACATCGTCCCTCAAGTCGTGGATATTGAAAAGGCAACGAAGTCAGCATTAGCCAAACTTTCGCCAGTTGATAAACTTGTGTTGGAAATGCCAACTGTCAAAAGAGTAAGTAAATGATAACCCTACGCTGGTTCTACACATCAGGCAACCATTACGACTACAGCAGCGACGATGCCGCCACAATTGGCCGATTGTATCACCTGAAGTATCTAGAGGATGATGTCAAGCTGGTGCAAGTGTGGTTTGACGGTTACAAAATAATCGAATGGGACAGAAATAAATTTCTCGCAGGTGCTTGACGTGCTTGTGTGATACAGGCATACTGTGGATACGTAGTAGACACCACTAAGCACATACGATAAAGCCAAGAGGAAAGCATGCAACGTTCAATCAAAACCCACTTTTACACTGGCCGTAAATACCACGATCCTGTACAAGTGAATAGCAGCACGGATGCCAATAGGGCTGTAGCACAATGCATCCTGCACTTGCAAATTGCCCGGTACGACGCAGACAGTGCGGAAGTGTACGACGATGCTACAGGAGAGCTTCACGCACAGATTAAGCGGAACGTGCAAGGCAACATCACGATATTATACAAGAGGAATCCGGCAGAATACGAGACACGCCTAGCTATTGGCGCATTGTTTGGAAAGAATGCAAAATGAACAAACAACAGGCCCATTCCCTCAAGCTGGCAATCGCTGTTTTCGCCGAAGCAACAGCAATGCTACAATATGCGACAAGCACAGGCCGACAAAGTGAGCTTGATTTAGCAATCACAAACAGGGACAAAGCAAGGGACGATGTTTATAGCATGCTTGATAGTTTATCGACGGAGGAATAAATGAAACAAATTGACGTAGAGCTTACAGCACAAGTGATTGACACAATGAGTGAACGTGCACAATATCTCATG